TGGCGCATCCAGCGCATTCAACATTGGATTGCACAAAAAACTTGGAGTTAATTAAAATGGCATAGATTGAATTTGATTGTAAGGATATAGTGTTTCACTTCAACAAGAAACATTTAGAAGATCAGACTATTCCCATGTGGGTCTTAAAATTTCATGGCGAAACGTACTATGTGAATCATGTGGAATGCAATGTTCCCTGGTCTACTAAAGAGACAATTGATAATCCACATACTAAAGGTTCTATCAAAGTCAAAGACTGTTTATTGCAGATTGACGAGAACAACGAAGCCAAAATCTCACCTATCACAATAACAGACAAAGCACGAATCCGTAATGCCAAGAAAGGTATCACCCGTGTAGTAGTCAGTGAAAAAAATTGGGGAGGAACTAAGTTTAGAAATCTTCTCAAAGAAAAGAGTATCAAACATGGTCCTATCAAAAGTATAGGTGGCGCATGTACAACTACATTCTATGTCACTGACATTTACAACGAACAGGATGTAACTTACCTTGCTCTAATGTTAACTGATACAGACTTTAGAAAACTCATGCCCAACGAAGGATATTACAGGATGTATGATGACCCAAAGTATCAAGGGACCAGCGATATCGATTTGGATGCAATTGACTGGTCCGACGATGACGAGGATGACTAAATACTAGATGCGTATCAATGAAATACTAACTGAAAGTTCGGATGTAGTTACTCTATATCACGGAACATGCCCTGAATCTGCTAAAATACTGTTAGCAAATGGTTGGCAACCTAGGTCAGCAAGCCCAGGAGCGAACATGGGACAATCACAATACCTGTATCTAACAACAGAACCAGAAGATGCGTTATGGTTTGCACAAGAAAAGGGTTGTGATACCGTATTGAAAGTTAGTAATGTTCCAATGTCTATACTCAAAGTAGACCCGGAAGATGGAATCGGTGATACTGTTTATGATGAACTACATTCAAGTAGCGGTGCACCTGGCAAAGTAGTTGCCATCAGACCATTGGGTAAAGAACATTTTTCAATTGTCCGATAATCTTTATTTCATATAAGCCCTATGCTAAACTAAATACTGTTGAAGCATGGGGCTTCACACCGACACTCTTAAAACATTATGCTCTTAGAGTGTGAGCAGAAAGGAAAATATGGTTATGTACCAAAACAAACTCGTGGCGAGTCTAAAAGCCAATGGAAAAATCCTTCGTGAATTCAAGGATACCGTCTATATCCCGTTCGGGTGCGAATATTCAATCTTACTCAAGAACCTCAACACAGTCCGAGCACTCGTCAATGTATACATTGACGGCGAAGACATGGCTCCTGGTGGCATCGTTCTAAACGCACATCAAGAAATTGACTTAGAGCGTAGCATCAAGAATGGCAATTTGTCAGAAGGTAATCGCTTCAAGTTCATTGAGCGTACAGGTGCTGTAGAACAGCATCGTGGTATCAAGTTAGAAGATGGCATTGTTCGCATTGAGTATCAGTTTGAAATCCCCCGTCCAATATTGAACATTGATTGGAACTCAACACCTATCAGTGGCAATCAATATCCAAAGACACCTACATACAATGTCAATGGTATGTTGCGTAGTGTAGACTATAGTGCAGGCGAAAACATGAAAGCTATGGCAAGTACTGCAATTAATTCTACATTGCAAAGCATGAACATCAGTGCAACATCAGCACACGACGGTATGGCTACAATGGATTGGATGCCTGCAAACGACACCGGTATCACAGTTCCTGGCTCTAAGAGTGAACAGAAGTTTCAAACAACTTACATGGGTGCATTAGATCCGCAGAAATATTCAATCGTATTGAAGATTCTAGGCGAGACTCCCGATAACGAACCTGTTCGCAAGCCTATCACTACCAAGCATAAACCTAAGTGTGTCACATGCGGTAAGCAGAACAAAGCTACAGCTAAATTCTGTACCGAATGTGGAACAGCATTAGAAATTTTCGCTTGATAATAAATACCCGAGTATGTTATAATCTCGGGTATGAAAATTGAACGGGCATTAGATTGGAATAAAGTCAGTGATGACCTTCGTACCCAATTGGGAACAATTGGGTACAATCCTGACCTTCGTAAAATGTTTAAAAACATTGACGCAATGGTATCGGAACTCAGTAAACTAGAAGTCAGTTTTCGTAGAAGTCAAAAGTATTCAATGTTGGATGAAAAAGTTGCTGAAATAAACAAAGCAATAAATCACCTTGAAAAACTCATATTAATAGGTAAACTAATGACATGATGGATGATATAGTGGGTTGGTTTTCAGGCCCCCAACAAACTGAAATAATTAAATTACTGTCCAAATACAATTATCCCGAATGTATCGGAGTAGAAGTTGGCTCACTGCATGGTCGTAGTAGTTATGCTATCTCCACAGCAATTAATAAAGGAAAATTGTATTGTATTGATTTATGGGACGGCAGGGATTCGTATAATGATAATTTTAGTATGGAAATTATTCTTGCACACAAATTGCCAATAAAAGGAAGTTTTTCCACAAAAGAAAATTTTCTGAAAAATGTAGCTTCTAGACCAAATATAGTAGCAATACAAGCGTGTAGTCCGTATGATGTAGCAGATTGGAATTTGCCTATTGACTTTATATTTTTAGACACCGACCACACTAATCCTAATGATAGAGACAATATTGATTTTTGGTTACCTAAAATAAAATCAGGAGGGATGTTTGTAGGTCATGATTTCTATCAAGATAGAAGATTCCCTGATGTAAATACAAACGTAGAATTTATGGAAGATTTACTAAAGCAAAAGGTAACCCTCGTCCCCCACACCCCAATTTGGTATTTTAATATAACCAAAACTTGACAATAAATCCTTTTTATCGTATAATTGATGACAGTCAAAAAACGGATAGTGTATGGAATTCAAAGTTGAAGCAAGTAGGCGTAACAAAAAATTCATTGAGGCACTTTTGCCCTCAATGATTAGTCAACTCAAATTAGAAAGTAGTAAAAGAGTATTACTTATTAGGGTTGCGGACGAGTGCGGTGAGAACCAAGGCATCACCATAGACTTGGGACAAAACATCGGTATTGTCGTTGTAGTCAAGCCTCGCAAGAACCTCAAGGAAGTTGGTCTGACACTTGCACATGAAATGGTGCATGTTAAGCAATTGGCTAAGGGTGTATTGAAAACTCGCAAGACAGGATCCTATATCTGGGCAGGCAAGCGTTACAGTAAAAAAACTGAATACTTGAGTATGCCCTGGGAAATTGAAGCATTTAGTAAACAAGAACTCATTTTGCGCCGAGCATTTGAGGCTTGACAATAAATGGTTTCGGGCGTACAATACACGTATTGATTGATTAAAGGAGCTTTAAATGTCGGACGTTTCTTACACCGTGATTGTTTACAAAACTGACAAGCGTACGAAAATCGGCAAGCGCCAGGTTCGTGTTTTTGAACACAAAGGCCCGCGTAAGGGCATGAAGGAAGAACTGACTCACCTGTATCAAACTAGTTGGTTTGCCAAAGACGGTTACAGTTTTGAGATCCATGAGACTTATGTAACCCGCAAGAATCTCATGACTGGTCAAGAATACGAGGAACGCTATGATACTCCGCGTTCCTGCTCCCCTTCTAGTGAATCCTTCTGGTCAAATTAATTTGACAATAAATCCAAACTCTGATACAATACTTGTATTGACACTGAAATAGAGGACAAACAAATGGCACTGACTCCCCTGACCGAACGTCAAAAATCATTGATTGTTAACAATGTTGTTAAGGCATGTCGCAACATTGACAATCTGAATCGTACTGGCTATAAGTACCTTTATCTGTGTTCTGGGTTTATTGCCCACTACGACCTGTATGGCTTCATTTCAGCCTATAGCGAACCTGGTTCACTCAAGCGTGATATTCTTTCTTATGCTGGTCAAAATCAGTGGAAGAACTTCCGCCCAGGTGAGCGTGACTACGATTATTACATGTCCAAAGCCGATGTGTATAATCGCATTCTTGCCCAAATCATCTAAAAATTGTTTGACAATAAATCAAACATCACATACAATCAAGTTTCTTTATCTCAACGCCAATAGCAATAGGAGCATAATATGGCATCGCAAGTCTCTGACAATCTGACAATCACCTCTGTTCAAGTGCGTAAGGCACTGTTGACTGCATTCAAAGTGCAACGTCCCGTTTTTCTCTGGGGCCCTCCCGGTATTGGTAAATCTGAGGTCGTGCAAGAAATTGCTGATGAACTTGGTGGTATTGTGTATGACTTGCGTATGGCTCAGATGGAACCTACTGACATTCGCGGTATTCCCTACTTCAACAAAGATATCAACAAGATGGACTGGGCCGCACCCGTCGATCTGCCTGACGAGGAAACTGCAAGCAAGTATCCCGTTGTTGTCTTGTTCCTCGATGAAATGAACAGTGCTCCGCCCGCTGTACAAGCTGCAGGTTATCAACTTATTCTGAACCGTCGAGTTGGTAAGTATGTTTTGCCCAAAAACGTTGTTATCGTTGCGGCAGGTAACCGTGACAGTGACAAGGGTGTGACTTATCGCATGCCGATGCCCCTCGCTAACCGATTCTTGCACTTGGAAATGCGCCCTGACTTTACAAGTTGGCAGAACTGGGCTGTGAACAAAGGTATTCACAAAGACGTTGTGGGTTACTTGTCTTTCGCTAAACAGGACATGTACGACTTTGATAGCAAGTCCGCAAGCCGTGCATTCGCTACTCCCCGTTCTTGGTGTTTTGTGAGCGACCTTCTAAAAGATGAAGATGCTCTGGATCAGGATACACTGTTTAACCTGGTGTCTGGTGCAGTCGGTGAAGGTCTTGCTGTTAAGTTTATGGCTCACCGTAAGATTGCAGGCAAGATGCCCGACCCCGCAGATATTCTCAGTGGAAAAGTCAAGGACCTTTCTGTTAAAGAAATTTCTGCGATGTACTCCCTGACAATTTCTATGTGCTATGAACTCCGTGATTCACTTGAAAACAAGAAGGTTGATAACAAGCAGTTCCATGTCATGGCTGATAATTTCTTCAACTATATCATGGCTAACTTTGAGACTGAATTGGTCGTTATGGGTGCTAAGATTGCCCTCAAGACTTACAAGCTGCCGATTGAGCCTAGTCAACTCAAGAACTTTGATGACTTCCATAAGAAGTATGGTAAATACATTGTCGAGGCTGGTAACTGATTCACACTAGCACAAAGCTAGGTGTTAGGGTAGCGATGCCCTTTTACGAGGGTGAGTGTAGAAATATATTCACCCTCTTTTTATAAAGGAAGTAAAATGTCTGGTAAAAAATATTTTTATGCTCTCGGTCAAAGTGTCCGTTCACGCGGTTTGACTAAGGATCAAGGTATGGCTCTGTATCAAATTGAAGCAGGTGAACCCTACGCACGAATTGCATTTGATGCAGGCTACCGAGGTCTTGCACTATGAGCGAAGATAAAAGTAAACCAAAAATTGTTTTTGCACCCGGGTGTTTTGATGGCTTTGAAGGAACTCAGGAAGAACTAAACGAATTTATTGAAAAAATCAAGACTATGGCTGAGTCCGGTGAACTCTTTGACCAAATGATCGATATTCAGGATATCATTGATGAAACGGATCCATTGGAGATCGAGCAAATTGTAAACGAAATGTTTACACCTCGCACACTGCATTAATTTGACGAAAAATCCACGGTCTGTTATAATACAACTATCGCAATGTAAAGGAATATAAATGAGCGAAGTCATTGATAAATCAAAGTCTAAGAAAAAGCGTAGTGCAAAATTTGAGAATCTTGTAGGTCCTATGGATCCGAAAATTGATGCACAGGCACGTGAACGGTTGGTCACTGCACGTATCGGTCTATTGTTGCGCCATTCGTTTTTCGGTAACTTGGCAACTCGCCTGCAACTTATCAACGGCGATGAATGGCTGTCAACTGCGGCAACTGACGGTCTAAAATTCTATTACAACTCCCGTTTCATTATGATGCTCAAGCCCAAAGAGGTTGAGTTTCTTGTGGCTCACGAGGTTCTGCACGTTGTTTACGATCACATGGGTCGCCGCAATCATCGTGATCCTCAAATCTGGAACATTGCTGACGACTATGCAGTCAACGCCGACTTGAAGCGACACAAGGTTGGTCAATTCATTACCACTGTTCCTTGTTTGTATGAACAAAAATATGACGGCAAGCCTGCTGAGGAAATCTATGATGACCTCATGAAGAATGTCCAAAAGATCAATATCAACGACCTTATCGACCAAATGATTGACGATCACCTTGACGGTGACGAAGGTGATGGTGACAGTGATGGTGATGGTGACAAAGACGGCAAGAGTAAGCGTCCTAAAATGTCTCCTGAGGAACGTGAACGTGCCCGCCAGGAAATCAAGCAAGCGATTATCAACGCAGCACAAAGTGCCGAAGCAGGCTCTCTTCCTCTAGGTGTTGAGCGACTGATTAAACAAGCTACTGATCCAGTTATGCCTTGGCGTGAACTGATTCAAACTAACTTGACCAGTGCTATCCGTACTGACTACAGTTGGATGCGCCCAAGTCGTCGTTCTTGGCACATGGATGCGGTCATGCCTGGTATGACTCCCGGTGAAGAAATTGATGTTGTCGTTGCTATTGACATGTCTGGTTCTATCTCTAACAAGCAAGCACAAAACTTCTTGGGTGAGATCGGCGGCATGATGGAAGCGTTTGACGGCTATAAGGTTCATGTGTTCTGTTTTGACACTGATATCTATAACCCTGCTGACTTCACAAGTGAGAACCTTGACACTATCGATAACTACGAACCACAAGGTGGCGGAGGCACAGACTTTGATGCTATCTTTGAATACTTGAAGAAGATTGGCAATGTGCCCAAACGACTGATTGTATTCACCGATGGTTATCCATGTGGTTCTTGGGGTGACGCAGACTATTGCGACACTACATGGATCATTCACGGTGATCCCGATCCGAATCCCCCGTTCGGTACCTTCGCTATCTACGATGACCACAAGTGAGAAATAAATGGATACGTTAATTCAAATTTTGGGTTACGGATTTGTCGCAGTGGTGGTTGCAGGTTTATTTTATATTTTTACTAAGTTGTTGGTTGGAGCTTTAGGAGCACTAACAAAAGATGATGATTGACAGTAACAACCAACAACTAACAATATACGAATCTCCTGACGGAGGCAAGACAGTCTACTCCCGCAAGTCAGGAGAGGCTGTTCGCCAATTAGAAAGTAGACTTACCGATCCTACATGGTTAAAAGAAAAAGAACTTACAGAACGCTGGGCCAGCTTAAAACAAGCTGTCTTTATGGATGACTCTACTATCAATGATTTGATTGAAAAAATCGAAGTGTTGATGAAATTAAAAAAATGAATCATGAAGTGAACCCATTAATATGGTTTGCCGAGCGAGAATTACCATATCCACCAGTACATTTTGTAGTCGCATCCACACCTGCCACAATAGAATCCAAACAATGGGTTCTCGATCATTTGTCGGGTAGATTTTCTATAACAACAAACTCTGCTGATATTTTTAATTTAGAAAGCATAGGCAGTATCAGTTTTGAAGATCCAAAAGAGGCTATGATTTTTGAACTAAAGTGGTCCTAAGAAAAAATATTGCAAAGATTTAATTCTGTTAAATATCTAGCATATATAATAGGAGATTGCAATATGAGTTTTTTACGACATGTAGGGAAGCAAGGTGATCGTAAGGTTGCCGTAGTATTCCGTGAAGTACCCGGTGAACCTCATATGTGCTTGGTTACATATACTGAAACATTAAATCAACACATACATGACCCACTAATCAAATGTATTGAAAGTGATATTGGGCAAAACAGTGAGCACTTAGCAGATGCACTAAATCGTACTCATACCAAAGACGGTCGAATCATCCTACAAGTTTTACACGCTGAAGGACAATTGAAAAAGGTTCAAACAAGTCAAATTGTCATGACACCTGCACCAAATCAATCTATCCGTTTGGATGAATTGAATACCATTTTAGATGAAATGAAAACGGGCGAGGCAGCGGTACAGAAACTAGCAGAACTAGACAAGTCACGAGGACTACAAGATCCAGCAGACGTTGTACGCCGTATGCGCGGCCCCCAACAAGCACCGCAAGTACAGTCAACCGGTGATGCATTGGGTGATGCTCAACTAGCAAACAATCTACGTCAACAGGCTACTAGGATGACTAATGAGGCCAAAGGTCTTATGGCTGAAGCAGAGCGTTTATTGAAAGAAGCCGCACAAATGGATCCAGTTCAAGCAGTTCCTGAAACTACCAAACCAAAGAAAACAACTGCGAGAAAAACTAAAGTTAGTGCATAATGAGTCCCGAATTTATCGAAAAATGGGAACACATCCTTGAAGATGTAGAAAAGAATAAGATACCTGTACAGTTTATTAAAAAGTTGATTATCAAACTCGAAGGTAAACGACAACAGACCATCAATATTCAAAAATTTCTAGAGCAAGGATTGGACCCTGATGAAATTGAAAGCGTAGTAAGTCGCAAACTTGATGAACTGGATGACATGATAGTGAGCGTAGAATTCATACTGAATGTTCAAAGTATTGCAGATACAGTACAACCAGAGACCGACAAACTATTAGGAAAATTATGAAATTAATTGTAGCTTGTGATCCTAAAGGAGGAATAGGCTATCAAAACAAATTGCCCTGGAGTAAAATCGAGGGCGATTTGCCAAGATTCAAGGAGCTAACTACTGGTAAAACAGTAGTGATGGGTCGTAACACTTGGGATAGTCTACCAAAAAAACCATTACCAAATAGAACCAATATCATTGTAACTAGTTTACCATTTGCGAGACTACCTGAAAACACATGTAGAATTGCAACATTGGAAGAAGTAAGTAATGATTCATGGATTATAGGTGGTGCTAAACTAATCAACTCTAGTTGGAATTATGTAGATGAAATACATCTTACTAGAACATTCACCGAATACACTTGCGATACGTTTATTGATCTAGTACAATTAGAAAAAGATTTTGTGTGTTGGTTTAAAGAAGAACATGACGACCATTCTTACGAAATTTGGAAAAGAAAATGAAACAGTATCACAATTTACTCAAAGACATATTAGAAAACGGAGAATATAAAGATGATAGAACCGGTGTTGGTACCTATAGTGTTTTTGGCCGTCATCTTCGCTTTGATTTGCGTAGAGGATTCCCTGCCATCACCACTAAGAAACTTGCTTGGAAGGCTTGTGTCGGTGAACTACTTTGGTTTATTGAAGGCAGCAATGATGAACGTAGATTGGCAGAACTCACCCATGGTACTTCCGAAGGCAAGGTTACGATCTGGACGCCAAACGCAATGGCGCCGTACTGGAAACCCAAAGCGAAGTTTGAAGGTGACCTCGGCAGAGTTTACGGAGTCCAGTGGAGGCATTGGAACAAGTACGCGGAAGAAAAAGATTATGGCCCGGCGCACAAAGGTGGTACGCGCCTTGCCGTTGACAAGACAGAAATTGACCAACTCAAGAACCTCCTTGAGGGCTTGAAGAACGATCCTAATGGACGCAGACATATACTCAGTGCCTGGAACGTAGCAGAAATGGATCAGATGGCATTGCCTCCTTGTCATGTCATGAGTCAATTCTATATCAACAAAAATAAAGAATTGTCTTGTCATATGTATCAACGTAGTGTGGATGTTTATTTAGGGCTCCCGTTCAATATCGCTAGTTATGCTCTACTTACTCATTTGATAGCACACCACTGTAGTCTTAAAGTTGGAGAATTGATTATCAGTACAGGTGATACTCATATATATAAAAATCATATTGAGCAAGTTAATGAGCAACTATCACGGTCCGAATACCCACTACCCACATTGTGGTTGAATCCAGAAGTGAAAGATATTGAAAAATTTACAATGGACGATGTTAAATTAATTGATTATCAATCACATGGTCAACTGAAGGCGCCGATGGCAGTTTAATGTTAAAAGGTAGACCATAATGATAAATAGTTATATGAAAACAATTTATCATTATCATCACATTATACCTAAACACATGGGAGGAACTGACGATCCGACCAATCTCATTAAATTAACTGTTGAAGAACATGCTGAAGCCCATAAAAAACTTTTTGAAACTTATGGGAATAAGTTTGACTATATTGCTTACATGGCTCTATCAAAGCAAATAGGCAAGGAAGAAGCAAATTATTTGAAAATGATTGGACCAAAAAATTGGACAGATGATGGATTAGAATCTCTAAGAGAAACTGCTAGAAAACGAAAGGGTGAAAAAAATCCATTTTATGGAAAAACACACACTGACGAAACTAGAAAAATACTTAGAGAAAATCAGCTAAACAATAGTTGGATTAAGGGTGTTGATCCATCTGAGTTGTCCTACACTACTTATTATGAGATAATTTATCCAGATGGTAATACTAAACAAGTCGCTGGTTTAAGATTGATTGCCGAAGAATTTAAAGTTAGTATCACTAATGTCCATGCTACTATTAAAAGAATGGCTAATGGAGTTATGCCTACTAGGAGTGTATTTAAAGGGCATCTTATCAAGAAAATAGATAAATGAGCAAATCAAAGCAAACATGGCAGTTTAATCCAGTTAGACCTAAGATTGTCGAACATCGTGTACACTTGTTTTCTGTAGGAGGTGTTGCCGATCCCGACATGTATGCTGCACATCCTATTTGGGAGTGGGAGAATACTGAGCAAGGTAGATGGGTTATGCAAAATAGCAATCCTAAACCTAAGTGGGAACGATATATCGATCCACATACATATGGATACAAGTATGTCATCAAGGCATACTTTACTCCTGAGCAAGTAACCTATTGGAAATTAAAATATGAGTAAAATTTTAGTAACGGGAGGCCTAGGACTAATAGGTCACAATGTCGTATCAAGATTAGCTAACTTAGGATATCAAGTTGTAGTCACTGATACACGTACAAACTACGGCATCATCCCTCAAGCAGAGATTGATTACCTAATGAATGAAAGACTAAAAAAGATTCCTGATAATGTTAAAATCTATGACTATGACATTACAGGTGCATTCATTCATAATGTGTTTGATTACCATCGATTTGACCAAGTCATTCATATGGCTAGTTTCCCAAGACAAAAAGTAGTAAACGCTAATCCAGTGTGGGGTAGTCGTGTTATGAGTGAAGGGTTGCTCAACTTGTTGGAAGCTAGTAAGAAGTACAGTGTCAATAAGTTTGTCTATATCAGTAGTTCAATGGTGTATGGTGACTTTACTGATGATGTAAAAGAAGATGCTATTTGTAGACCGCAAGGTCAGTATGGTATTATGAAATTAGCAGGAGAATGGCTTGTTAGAGATTATTCTAGACGAGATAATATTGTTCACACAATTATTCGCCCTAGTGCTGTCTACGGCCCTCTTGATGTTGAGGACCGCGTCATTGCTAAGTTCATGCTTACAGCGATGCGTGGCGGCACTCTCAATGTTAATGGTGCCGGGGAAACACTAGACTTTACTTATGTAGAAGATGCGGCTGATGGTATTGTTGCGGCAGCACTGAGTAACAACACAGACAACAAGACATACAATATTACTAAATCACATTCAAGAACCCTACTTGATGCCGCAAACCTTGCTGTAAAAATTGTAGGTAAAGGTACAATTAATATACGTGACAAGGACGTAGACTTTCCAAGTCGCGGTGCATTGAATATTGAAGCGGCTCGTAGAGATTTCGGCTACGATCCTAAAATAGATGTAGAAGAAGGATTTCAAAAATATTATGAGTGGTTGCAACATTCCCCATTTTGGACTCAAAAGACAGTACAAGAATCTAAGGGATGAAATCCTTGATGCCACTGACCGTGCGTTGAAAGACGGTCAATTGGTAAATGGACATTACACCCGTTCATTTGAAGAATGGCTTAGGCATCGTACTAGTACAAAATACGCAGTAACCGTACATTCGGGTACACAAGCACTTGAGATTATTGCTAGATACAAAAAGATTAAGCACAATCAAACTATGCAGGGTAATCCTAAAATACGCATACCTAACTTAACATATCCTGCAACATTAAATGCGTTTTTAAATGCAGGATGGGACTTTGAATTAGGTGATACTGACAAGTACGGTATATTAAAATTAGAAGGTGGTACAGGTGGAGTATATGACTGTTTAGTAGGACTCTACGGTAAACTGCCTTGGGAACAATCACGCATAGAACAAAGTCACGGGGTGATTGTCGACGGTGCCCAGCATTGGTTAGTATGTAATGGGCAAGTAGGCAGCGGCATGGCAATCAGTTTTGATCCTACAAAGAATCTAAATGCTAGTGGCAATGGCGGTGCAATCGTCACTAACGATGAACATTTATATTTGTTTGCCGCACGTTATAGAGACAATAATAAACCTGACTTCTACGATGCTGGAACTAATACAAAAATGAGTGAGCAGGATTGTGCTCAAATATTAGTTCGTTCAAAATATATTAACGAGTGGCAAGCTAGAAGAAAAGAAATCGCAAAATTTTGGTGCGATAGATTTAAAGAATTACCAGTGCGATGTTTAGCCGACACATCAGTACCGCATGCATATCAAAAATTTGTTATATATATGTCTGACAGAAATTCTATGCACACCCATTTGATGCTAAATGGCATAGACAGTAAGATAAATTATGAATATACGTTGGGTGACTTGCCCACTACGTTTGGTATTCCAAAACCAGATTTGTTGAGTACTAGCGTAATGTTAAGTAGGGGAGTAATTAGCTTACCTATATACCCTGAATTGACTGATACTGAAGTGGAATATATAGCAGATAAAGTAGATGAATTTTTTGGAGAATAAAGTGTATCCCTAGTATAAATAAGGATACTATGTGGATACTATCAATACTCTCTGAAACAGCCATACATACGATATTTGGCATTGGTGTCCTAGGCGTAATCGCAGGGTTCGTCCTAGGTTTTATACCCTTTATTAGGACTTACAAACTAGCGATACAAATTTGTAGTATCTTATTGCTGGTTTTTGGTGTATATCTTGAAGGCGGCCTTGCTGACTATAAAGAGTGGGAACTCAAAGTCAAAGAAATGGAAGCCAAAGTTGCAAAAGCAGAAGCAGAAGCAGCTAATAAAAATGTAGAGATACAAGAAAAGATTGTCGAAAAGACCAAAGTAATTAAAGAAAAAGGTCGTGATATTATTAAATATGTTGACAAAGAAGTGGTTAAAAAAGAAGAAGTTGTCAAGTATATTGAAAACTGCCCAATTCCCAAAGATGTGATCGATGCTCACAACATTGCAGCCGAATTGAACAAAGCAGCGGAGAATAAAAAATGAAGTATTCACTAATCCTTTCGTTGTTTTTAGTTGGCTGTTCAACCACAGTTCCAGTCAAACCAACATTTCCTAAAGCGGCGCCTGAACTTATGAAAAAGTGTGAAGCCTTGAAAAAGATCGAAGGTGATAAAGTAGCAATCACTGAAATGCTTAAAGTTGTGATTCACAATTATTCACTATATTATGAATGCTCTACTAAAGTAGAAGGTTGGCAAGAGTGGTATAATGAGCAGAAAAAGATATATGAGAACGCAAAATAATAGCATATTATTAGCTACTTGTTTGCTATTAGCGGGCTGTGCATCTACAAATGATTACCAGACATATGTAGAAACTCAAAAAACGTTGAATAAAGACTATACTATGGCTGAACTCGCTAGAATTTCTGCATTGATTGAAATTGTAAAAGAATCTCAGGATATATCTGTTAAAATTGAAGCAATTAAGGCTTTACAAGAAATACAACGAGTAAAGAAACCGTTAGAAATAGACAGACCGAAGTCTTGGCTAGAAAGATAAATACTATATAGGGATTTATTATGGCACAAGAAATTATTAATGTAGGTGCGCTACCTAATGATGGTACCGGAGACCCATTGCGTGTTGCATTTGAGAAGATTAACAATAACTTCAGTAATCTGTTCGCTACTGCAACAATTACTTACTCAGTATACACTGTAGGCAACACACCCGGTCAAGTTATTTTTGAAACCCCAATAACTGCATTTACTCAAGCCAAATTTCAAATTCGTTCTAGTGACAGCGGGTCTCCTAATAGCCAAAATATAACAATTGCAGCGCAAATATCTAATGATAACGCAAATGTAAAATATACTGGATATGGAACCACATTTTTTGGTAATCCAGTAACACAGTATAGTATGGATGTGTCATCTGGAAACGTTAGACTTATGGCAGACCCATTAGTCAATGAAGCATTAGTACACTTTATTTCTGCACAAGTAACTTACAATAGTGATACCGCAGGTATAGATATTGGATTAGATGGCTATGTTGATTCAGTGCTAAACACTGAAAACAATCTAAATATCACTACTGAAAACGGATAAAATGAGAGCCAGAGAGTTTATTGCAGAATCTACAGGCAGTATTTTACCAGAAGTACAACATACCCTACCGGCCGCCTGGGTGATCGATGCACTACAAAACAATGATTTTTACAAACAATACCGTTTTGGTGTAGCACTGGCAGGAGCTAAAGGAGCCGAACAACGTAAAAAAGATAATGTCCCCGAGTATTCTACGGAAACTGTTTGGGGAGAAAATGAAGTTATAATATCATATGGTGGTTCCGATTATTTAAAGAAATATTTAGATGACGCATTACGACAAATGGGATTGCCATCCAGTGCTGCAAAATTAGTAACAACTAAAAAGAGTGAAGAACCAACTAACACTGGCAAACAAAGTACACTACTGCCGTTTAAAGGGTACAAAAGAAAATGAGAGCAAGAGAATTCATAACAGAAGGGTCTAAGGGCCTGCGTGGAAACAATAGAGCAGAACCTAACCATGAATTTGCGTCAGCACACCCTAGTATTGTAGCACCACATGGTCGTGGGGACATGTACATTGGCCGTTACTATGACTTTTATAAAGTAGCGCAATTAACTGGTATGGATCCTGATGAACTAGACCAGATGGACTTAATTTCATTCTTTGGTAACCTGCCTGTGTTTTCGGGATATACTGAACAGGACCGTGAAAAATTATTCCGTGTTATGAAAAAGCTAGGTATGAAACCCAAAGACTATATTCCTACTGGTAGCACAGAGCCCGATGATACACATGTCACAAGCCCATTAAATGGCTTCAAGGGTTACAAGAAATAATGTGTATCATAGTTGCGAAATACTTTGATGGAATTGGATGGGCGGGCGCAAAGAATCGTGACCGTAAGTATATTCCAACACTAGATTTTTTAATTGAAGATGTAGGTGATGTTGAACGTTGTATGATGCATGACCAAATAACAGGTTATAAAGAAGGCATCAACAGTTATGGTTTAAGTATACTGAACACAAGTTTAGATGTACTAGAAGATGAGCCGGAAGTTGAATCGGGTAAGGCAAAGAATAGTCCTGACGGTCAAGCAATAGCAGAAGCATTGGCGATGAAAGATCCGTTGGATGCAGTAAAACATCTAATCAAAAAGAAACTTGTAGGGTGTACCATCGTCTTTAATAAAGAAGATATGTATCTTATAGAAGCCGCTGACCAAGATGGCACAAGATCCTACGAATTTGTTGTAAAAAAGATAGCAAAGAAGAACATAGTAGCAAGAACTAATCATGGAATCTATCTTCCGTGGGCAAGTTTTCAACGTGTTGAGGGCGATGAGGAACAAACACTTGATAGAATATCTAGCGAAGCGAGGCTTTTACAAGCAGAAGAAGTCGTAAAGAATGCTAAATCTCCGCAAGACTTAGTAGATGGATTGTGTCAAGTCAATGTTAACAATCCTCAGCTAAATATAATGAGATTCAGTACAGAAGAAAACAAGTTTCGCACAACAAGTCAGCAGTTATGTGTACCCAAAGAACGTACATTATATTGTCGTCCAGTGAGTAGCAACTTACAATTTAATTTCTGGGAACTGAATAAGCCAAACCGTGACACATGGGTAGAAATTATAAGCAACAGAGAATTGTGGAAACATTCAAAGAAAAATCTACCGTTTGATGATGTCAATTTGAAAGATATAGAATGAGAGCAAGAGAGTTTATCACTGAAACAAAATACGGCTCTGCCGAAGATGTTTCAGCCGACGCCAAAAAACTACCAAAAAGCCAAGCCTCTGCTCTCAAAGGTGCTGTAAGTATGCCTGACATTTCACAAGTAAAACAAGGTGGTAGTCCATACGCACAATGGCGTTTTGGTATAGCAATGGCAGGGGCACCCGATTTTCCTACTGAACCTGCAGGGGCATTTGCCGGCGACCCTCTACTGGCAACATATACAGATGTTGAGATGGATATTATCAACAAAGCAGCTAAGTTTATTGGCGCTGGCGAAGTTAAACAACTAACTAACAACAGAAGTCAAGAAGCCGATTGGGTCAACAAGAATAGTTTAGTAAAACCATTTAAAGGTTACAAAAGAAAATAATTTAAATCAATCCTCACTGTATAAGTAATTTTATACTTTATAGGATTTTCAATGATTGACATAAACAATACACTTGACTTAGTTAAATTAAAACTCTACAATGAGTGGATTTATACAGCACATATTTATGATGAGGGCCCTAGCCCAATGCATGAAACACTAACTAAACAAGTTGTAGAAAAATACATCGATCCCATAAATTTACCTAAAAACTCTAAAATCTTGGATATGGGCTGCGGCCCTGGGTATTTTTTGGATCAAATGAAAGAACGCGGATACACTGACCTCATCGGTGTAACTCTAAGTCCCGGAGATATAAAAGTATGCGAAAGCAAGGGTCATAAAATTGCAAAGTATGATTTGAGTTTTTTACCCCAAAAAGATGGCTATTACGATGAATCTGTTGACTTCATTTTCTGCCGTCATGCACTAGAACATAGTCCATACCCGATCTTCACCTTAATGGAATATAACCGTATTTTAAAGCAAAACGGCAAAATATACATAGAATTACCCCAACCAGATTGTGAACGCAAGCACGAGTACAATCTAAATCACTATAGTATTTTTGGTGAAAATCAATTGGCTGCTTTATTAATTCGTTGCGGTTTTAACATTGATATGTTCAACAAACTAGAATTTGACATACAAGGTAAGAGGGAAAATGACGAAGTTTTCATAGCCAAAGAAAAATTCTATTGTATTGTAGTCACAAAAGCAAGACCATTAGATATCAAGTAAAACGATAAATACTCACTATAAGTGAGTATTTTTATGGCTACACCAGAACCAACCGAAGTCGCACCTTGGTATTTGCGAAATATCAATCAGGCGCTAGAATTAGATAATGTAACAGGACAAGTACATGTCCGTAGTTCTATTGTGGGAGGTAATGTAACGATAGCAGGAAATATCATTGTCAGTAATATCACTGTCGATGCTATGGGAAACATCGACTTGTCTGGTAACACAATGCCGGTCAGTGGAAATGTAACAGTAGATACAATTACTGGTAATGTTAACGTTACGCAAGGAACTGATCCCTGGATAGTGTCAGGAAATGTCAATATTGATTCATTACCGGAAGTTGAGATTAAAAACGACATTGATAATCCTATACCAATCAGTAAAGATACTAGTGTCAACTCAATAACTAACCCTATCTATGTATCAGGTGTAAACAATGCAAGTTTCTTTGCACCAACACAATCAGATGCATTCGGTAGGTTGCGTGTAAGCAATCCGCAGACATTATTTGATACACAAGCAAGATACTATGACCATCAACAATTTGCTTCAAATACAGTTGGTGGAGGAAATGTAGTTTATAATGCAAATTCAAGCACATTTGCTATGAATGTGGGTACAGGATCAACCGATAGTGTCTTTAGAGAAACATATAAAGTATTCCCGTATCAACCAGGTAAGAGTTTGTTGATATTGTCAACATTCTGTATGAATGCTCCTAAAGCTAATTTAAGACAACGAGCAGGCTATTTCAGTGCTAATAATGGTATATATTTTGAAATAGACGGTACAACTTTAAACATGGTTATCAGAAGCAGTAGCAGTGGTGTTATTGTGGAAGATAGAGTACCGCAAATAAATTGGAACGGCGATACGTTATTAGGTACAGGTGGATCAACTAATCTGAGTGGTATACAACTAAATCCAGCAGTAGACCAAATTTGGTTTACTGATATTGAATGGTTGGGTGTAGGTAGTGTTCGTGTTGGGTTCGTTATAGACGGTCAATATATCGTATGTCATACTTTCCCGCATGCTAACGTTTTAGGTAATACTACAACATACATGACAACAGCTAGTTTGCCGCTAAGATATGAAATTACAAATACAGGAACAACAGCAAGTAATAGTACATTAAGGCAGATTTGTTCTAGTGTTATTTCTGAGGGTGGGTACCAATTATCAGGAACACCAAGATCAATTGGTCACGCATTGAATGCACCGGTAACACTACCTAACGACCAATCATTTAAACCAATATTAAGTATTAGACTAAAGAGTACTATGTTGGATGCCATCGTATTACCAACATATTTTACCATTGCTCCTACAGCACAAAGTACATTCAAGTACAGAATTTACAGTCGTGCAATCACCACCGGAGGATCATGGGTAGGTGTAGACGGAGCTTTTGAAAGCCCGGTTGAATACAATTTAAATCCGACTACTATATCAAGTGGTGCAATAGTCACTGAAGGATTTATTATTTCTAGTAACCAAGCATCGGCCGCCCCTTCGCAAGTTGCATTTGGATTTGAAGTTCAACTGCAAAGAAACTCTTTTACTAGTGTTGCTTATGAGTATGTAATTGCTGTTGCTACTACGGGTACTAACCAAACGGTATATTCAAGTATTGAGTGGCAAGAAGTTAACTAACGAATATTATTGAAATAAATAATGGTATGAGTGGAACACCTACCTTAGTCAAGACCCCTTATCAAAAGACACATTTTAAAACCGATAAGGAACTACAAGATTTTATAAAGTGTTGTGACCCTGACACGGGTTATCTATATTTTATGGATAATTTCTTTTACATACAACATCCTACTAAGGGAAGTATGTTGTATCATCCTTGGCCCTACCAAGAAAGATTGATCGAAACATACCACAAGTATAGATATTCAATCAGTCTAATGCCTCGACAGTCAGGTAAGTCAACAAGTGCAGCAGGATATCTATTATGGTATGCTATGTTTGTACCCGATTCAACTATTCTTATTGCAGCGCACAAATATACAGGTGCTCAAGAAATCATGCAACGTATTCGCTATGCATATGAAGCATGTCCCGATCACATTAAAGCAGGTGTCACAACATATAACAAGGGTTCGTTAGACTTTGAGAACGGATCTCGTATAGTAAGTGCAACAACGACTGAAAATACAGGTCGTGGTATGTCTATCTCACTTTTATACTTAGACGAATTTGCGTTCGTTAGACCTAGCATTGCTACAGAATTCTGGACAGCTATTACTCCTACATTGGCAACCGGTGGTAAAGCAATTATCACTAGTACACCAAACAGTGACGAAGACCAGTTTGCATTGATTTGGAAAGGTGCTAACAAGTGTGAAGATGAGTTTGGAAATACAACAGAAGTCGGTGTAAACGGATTCAGAGCATATAGAGCATACTATACAGAACAACCCGGCCGTGATGAAAAATGGGCAGCAGAAATGAAGGCACAACTCGGTGAAGATAGATTCCGCCGAGAGATTGGGTGTGAATTCATTATTGCTGATGAAACATTAATTGCTCCTACAACATTGATCGACTTAGAGGGAATCGAACCTGTCAGTCGCATGGGTCAAGTTCGTTGGTACGACACTCCTAAAAAAGGCAACATCTATGTTGTTGCATTAGATCCTAGTATCGGTACCGGTGGCGACCCTGCTGCCATACAAGTTTTTGAGGCTAATTCAACCAAGCAAATAGCAGAATGGAAGCATAATCGTACGGATATCCCTAGTCAGATTAAATTACTAGCACAAATCACGAAACATATATCTGAAATTACAGGTGAACCTAACAATATCTATTATTCAATAGAGTGTAACGGTATTGGCGAAGCAGCGATTGTGTCACTAAATGAATACGGAGAAAGCAACATTCAGGGCATTTTCTTGACTGAATCAGGAAAGTCAAGCCGCCGCGGCTTTAACACTACAAACAAAAGCAAACTTGCAGCTTGTGCCAAGTTCAAAACATTGGTTGAGAGCAAGAAAATGAAGGTAAATAGTCGTAGTCTTATAGGAGAAATGAAGTCATTCATAGCCCACGGTGGAAGTTATGCAGCCAAAGTCGGAGACACAGACGATTTAATTATGGCATCATTATTGGCTGTTAGAATGCTACAGCAATTAAGCGATTATCATTATGATTTAGAAGAACAAATTCGTGACCATGATGAAACAATACAGCCCCTGCCCTTTTACGCTGTTTTAGCTTAAAAGATAAATACTTATATGCCAAAAAATACAGATTCATTAAACCGTTCATTATTTGAACTATTAAACAGCAAGGGATATGACCCTACACTATTAAGCACTGCGGGTAAGGAAACACCAACACCTGAGGAAGCAGAAGTTTTCCAATTCAACTTTGTTAAAGACGGCGAAGATTACGGAAAAGTCACAATGTCTATTGATGGATTACATAAACTAGTTATCTATTACGACGATGACATTGCTAATAGCGAAAAAGAAGAAAATGAATCTGGTGATTTATCTTGGTATCAGTTATTAAATCAATTGAAAAAATTCGCACAGAAATATCAATTGAGTTTTGAATTACGGAATGTAAGCAACTTAAAGCACGATATGGCAAAAAGGGAATATATGAAAAAGAAAGAATCTATTGCAGAGGGATATTATCCAATGGGCAAGAAAGCAAGTTACAGTGATGCTGTACCTAGCGTAAAGATTGTATTACAACACACTCGCCAAATAGAAGAAGGTGAGCAACGTTACCGTAATATTGCTAGAATCTTTTTAGAAAACGAACAAGGCGAAAGATTCTTAGCTCCCACAACTAAGCCAGGTATTGCCCGTGTATATGCTCGCCACATTGCTGAAGGTGGTCAGCCTCATGACGAGCGTTGGAATCATATCAATAGTTTGTGCGAAGAATATCAAAAAATGGCAGGATTTGTTCGTGCAGTTCGCAATGGACAATTTAATGAATCAGCACAACAATTGGTTAATGAAGGGGTTAATCATTATCAGTCATTGCGTGAGTCACTAAGCAAGTTAACAGGTCATCGTGGTTACAATGCATATTTTGAAAGTTGGACTCCTCCATTAATGGAAGATGACACTGATACAAGCAATATCAATGAATTGTTCGTACAAGAAACTGTTGATCCTCGCATTGAATCTGTTATGCCTATTCTTTCTAAACTTCAAAAGAAGATTAGCGAGATGAGTGAAGTTAATCAATTAGCAGAATGGGCAGATAATTTAACAGAAGGTGGCGATGGCGGTGAAGCTAGCGAAGAACCAGTTGAACAAATCGAAGAAGAAGAAAGTTTAACAAGTAAAAATCCAGGTGGTATACCTGAAGGTCATTTGAGCAATCCAGGTGTGGAAGATAGTCCTGTAGTCAATTCAATTACTCGCCGCATTATAAATCAGCGCACAGACCTATTAGCAAAACATGGCCCTGAAAAAGTTGCACAAGCAATTGACAGTGTTGCTCATTTTGTAGGTGATGTTGATGAAATTGGTTCTAGTGATATCAGCGGTTGGGTCAAACAAGTTGAAGATGAACTAAACAGTGTAACGGAAAGTATTGTTGACGATTATGAAGATATGAGCGATAGCGAATTAATGCGTCATGCTCGTATGCTAGGTTTAGAAGATAACATTGTCATGGATGGCGAAGGTGGTTTAGCTAACCGTATGGAAATGATTTATTTGCTACAACAAGAAGCAGGTGATAATCTAGAAGAAAGCGGATTACAAGCATACTTAGGTAACAAAAAGTATGGCAAAGAAGGTATGGACGCACTACGAAAAGCGGGTCGTGAACATGCAAGCAAAGAAAAAATGGCAAAGATTCGTGCTAAGTATGACAAACTAGATGAAGAAGATGTTGAAGAAGGTTTAGGTGATGTTGCTAAGAAAGTTGGCAGCGCATTGAAGAAGGGTGCTACAGCAGTTGGTAAGGCAATCGTAGGTCCTGATGATGACGAATTATTAAGAGACTTAAAAAAGAGAGCCGGCGTTCGTAACCCACAAACTGGCAAGCCAAGTATGGCGCACAGTGATGTAGAAAAGCGTGAAGAAGGTGTGGCGGAAGGTGGCTATCAAGATGATAGTAAAGAGCGTGAAGAAAATTTAAGATACGCCCGCACTCGCAATCCTGTTGCCGATGTGATTCGCAAGAAATTAAATCCTAATCAGAAACCAGAAAAAGAGCAAGGTGTGGCGGAAGATTTAGATGCTAACCAAAAGCGTGTTGGTCAATTAGGTCCTTACGAAAAAGTTAAGAATAACAATATCGGTAAACTAGTCGGTGCTAATGAGAATTTTATCAATACAGATGACCAAGCAGTTGTAACTGAAACTAATCCTAAAGGTAAAGTTGATTTTGCAGCTAAATTCAAGAAAAATATTGATAAAGTAAACCAGAATAAAAAAAGTACTGACGAGAAAATAAAACAGCACCATGATGACCAAAATAAACAAGTCAAAGAAGGACAAGAAGACCTCGATGCTATCCTAAGAATTATCAGAAAGTAATTCTCCCAAAAACCTCACTTAAAATGTGAGGTTTACCATATCCAAAAGGCATAAATAAAAGTGTAGTTCGCGGAATTGGCGTTCCCAACTACTCTAATGCTATGAAGGAGCACCAGCATGAATATTTATGATAGGTCAAACCCACCTCAAGGGTTCTATGTATACGCATATCTCAGAGAAGATGGCACCCCATACTATGTAGGCAAAGGCAAAAGCGTTAGGGCCTCAGCAGACCATAAACACATACCTGTACCAAAAGATCACAATAGGATAAAAATACTTCAACATGGCTTGACAGAAGAACAAGCCTTCGCAGCCGAAAGCAAACATATTCTTGAATATGGAAGAAAAGATTTAGGAACAGGTATACTTATAAACAGAACTAACGGCGGCGAGGGTCCTACCGGAATGACGCATTCCGAAGAAACTAAACTCAAAATGAGAGAGTCACATAAAACGCAAATACCTTGGAATAAAGGCCTAAAGACAGGACCACTATCACCAGACCATATAGCTAGAAGTGCCGCCGGCAGAATAGGTAAACCACGATCACCTGAATCAAAAGCAAAGCAAGCCGCCACAATGAAGGGTAGAGTTCCTTGGAATAAGGGAAAACAAAAAGTTAAAAAGGACGAATAAGGACTAAATATATTTGACATTCAGAGTATTGATCGCTACAATAACTGTATGTTAGTCTCTCATAGGGAGAGGCGAATACTTAATAGAGACCATCTCAATTTTATAAGGAAATATTATTATGGCATCACTAGCGGAAATTAGGGCACGAATTGCTGCCCAAGAAAACAAAGGTCAAAACAGGGGTTCTAACACCCAATCTGACAACTCAATCTACCCCCACTGGAACATTGACGAAGGCACGACAGCTACTGTTCGTTTCTTGCCCGACGCAAACACCAACAACACATTCTTTTGGGTAGAACGACAACTAATCAAACTTCCATTCAATGGTGTTAAGGGCGACCCAAACATCAAGCAAACTGTTGTAACAGTTCCTTGCATGGAAATGTATGGTGAGGCATGTCCTATTCTTGCGGAAGTTCGTCCTTGGTACAAAGACGAATCACTAAAAGAATTGGCAAACAAATACTGGAAAAAGCGTAGTTATATTTTCCAAGGCTTTGTTCGTCAAAATCCACTTGGTGATGACGCTACACCAGCGAACCCAATTCGCAGATTCATTATCAGTTCACAAATTTTCAATGTCATTAAGTCTAGCTTAATGGATCCTGAAATGGAAGAATTGCCAACAGACTATCTACGTGGTATTGATTTCAACATTAAGAAAATCAGTAAAGGTGGTTATGCAGATTACTCTACAAGTAACTGGGCCCGCAAAGAAAGTGCATTGACTGAGGCAGAGCAAGCTGCTATTGAAGCACATGGTCTTTTCAATCTTTCTGACTTCTTGCCCAAGAAGCCAACCGAAGCAGAACTCAAGGTTATCAAAGAAATGTTTGAGGCATCTGTAGACGGTCAACCGTTCGATAACGAACGTTGGGGCGCATACTATCGTCCATATGGTGTTGATGCACCTGCAGGAGCGACAGCGGCACAAACATCAGCAGCACCGACCGTGGCTGCACCCGCAACAGCACCCGTAGCAGACTCTGTACCATGGAATGACGAAGAACAAGCTCCACAAGCAAGTTCTCCTGTTGAAGTTCCCAAAACAACTTCTAGCGATAAAGCGCAAGACATTCTAGCAATGATTCGTGCTAGACAAAATAAGTCTTGATAGGTAATGAGGGGCTTCGGCCCCTTCCTAAGGAGAATTCCATGACATTACCAGACGAAAGATTTAGAGCCTTAAAGCAGGCTAAGAAACTCTTAGAAGAACTTTGTGATCCAGGTCGTACACCTAGAGTACCCAGTTTGGTAAGAGACAGGGCAAGAGGTGCGTTGCGTCATTTTCCTAGTGACTATGAACTCGACAAACTAGCAGAAGATTGCCCCGAACTACTTGATAAAATATCATTCACTGATAGAATGTATATGAATATCGTGCAAAAATAATAGGAGAATAAAATGACAAAGTTAACTAAGTTGGCAAAAGTCAACGAGGGAATTACTGTTAACCGTTATGATAACGGTTGGATGGTTGAAGTAGGCGGCCGTGACAAAAAACAAGATTGGAAAAATTGTAAGATTCTGTGCAACACAGAGGAAGAATTAATCGCTCTTATCAAAGAGTGGAACACAATGGAACTGGACAATTAACATGACCCCAATTGGAACATGGTTATACCTCAAGAAACATAATCAAACGGGATTGCTATATTTCGGCAAAACTGTGCGTAATCCTTTGAAGTATAAAGGTTCCGGTTCGTATTGGTCATCACACCGAAAGATTCATGGTAATGATATATCTACTGTTTGGTGTGAATTATTTGAAGATAACAATAAATTAGTTGAGTTTGCTGAATTTGTTAGTGACTTTTTTGAAATCGTAACCTTTACTGCTAATGGTAAAAAATTATGGGCCAATGAAGTTCCTGAAAATGGTTTAATGGGTGGTCAAAATAAAGGACAACCTAGCAAGATGAGGGGTAAAAAATTAGAAAATCCCTCACCTCTAAGAGGAATAAAAAGGCCAAATCATTCAAATCTCATGAAGGGTAGAAAATTAACAAATGAACACTCAGCTAATATAAGTAAATCTTTAAAGAAACACACCAGAACCAAAGAACATTCTTTGAATATATCACTAGCAAAGAAAGGTAAGAAATTATCTTCTCCTAGAATCTGTAATGTGTATGAATGCCCGCATTGTGGGAAAATAGGCAAAGGGCCTAATATGAAAAGATATCATTTTAATAATTGCAAAAGAAAGGAACACAATGGCTAAGCCGTTTGATGTGAGTAAGTTTCGCCGTGACATTACTAAATCTATTGAGGGACTTAGTATCGGATTTAATGACCCTACTGATTGGGTATCTACAGGTAATTTCGCCCTCAATTATCTTATATCCGGTGACTTTAATAAAGGCATACCTCTTGGTAAAGTTACTGTCTTTGCCGGAGAATCTGGATCAGGAAAATCATACATCTGTTCAGGCAACCTCATTCGTCATGCACAAGAACAAGGTATCTTTGTTGTATTGGTTGACAGTGAAAATGCGTTGGATGAAGCGTGGCTTCATGCGCTGGGTGTATCAACTGACGAAGATAAATTACTAAAACTCAACATGGCTATGATTGATGATGTAGCCAAAACGATTTCAGAATTTATGAAGTCGTATAAGGCGATGCCGGCAGAAGACAAGCCTAAAGTCTTGTTCATCATTGACAGTCTTGGTATGCTATTGACACCTACTGACGTTAATCAGTTTGAAGCAGGTGATATGAAAGGTGACATGGGTCGTAAGCCTAAAGCACTAACAGCACTTGTTCGTAATTGTGTTAACATGTTTGGTAGTCATAATGTTGGTCTAGTTGCTACTAATCACACATATGCTTCACAGGATATGTTCGACCCTGATGACAAAATCTCAGGTGGTCAAGGCTTCATCTATGCTTCAAGTATTGTTGTTGCTATGCGTAAACTGAAACTTAAAGAAGATGAAGATGGCAATAAGGTTAGCGAAGTGCGTGGTATTCGGTCAGCCTGTAAGGTTATGAAAACTCGCTATGCAAAGCCCTTTGAAAGTGTACAAGTTAAGATTCCGTATGAAACAGGCATGAACCCCTATTCTGGTTTACTCGACTTGTTCGAAGGTCAAGGCATGTTGACTAAAGAAGGCAATCGTTTGTCTTACACAACCGAAGACGGTGAGATTCTTAAATTCTTCCGTAAAGGCTGGGAATCAAACGAGGGAGGCTGTCTTGATAAAGTCATGTCCGAATACCAGAAAAAATCACAAAATAAGCTAAGTACTGTTACTGCCGATGAAGGAGCGGCGACAGAATGAGTTTAGACTTGGTAACGGAAGTATGGGACGCATTGCGTTCCCACATTGATTTCAATGAACGCAGCGATGCGGCGGACACATTAGTAAATTTCTTGATTGACAATAATTATGAAGCAGAGGATATTAAAGATGCCTTTAGGGGTGACAAAGATATCATTGCTGCGGTCAAAGATTATCTGTCACAACACGAAGATGAACTAGAATATGAAGATGATGACTATGATAGTGACATTGACGATGATTGGAATTAAATGAATTGGTACACACGCATAACCCAAAACTTAGGCGTGATTCCAGACTTTATTCTTCACTACGAGAATGAACTTCTTAATGCAAAGGGTGAAGTCAAAATTTATGGCAATGTTGAAAAGAACATTGCCAATTTACCTGGTATCACCGAACATAGATTTAACCAATTACAAGAGATTGAAGCGGTTTTAAACTACCTCAACATTCAATTACGGAAAATTCGCCGAAAACATTTTCAAAAATATTTAGAAGCGTATAATAGAGCTTTAACTAGTCGTGATGCCGAAAAATATGTTGACGGTGAAGATGAAGTCATTGACTTTGAAGTTTTGGTCAATGAAGTCGCATTACTCAGAAACAAATGGTTAGGTGTTATGAAAGCATTAGAATCTAAGAATTTTATGTTGGGACATGTAGTGCGCCTCAGAGCGGCCGGCATGGAAGATATTAGTTTGGGTTAAACTTACATTTATCTCCGTGATACCTTGAATAATTAGGTTTATCAATATTTTTATTACAATGCGGACATGTTAACCTTTCTCGGTTAGCATGTTTTCCCTTCATCTTGGCAATAGAATCTTCTGTGTGGGTTTTACCAGTAAAAGACTTGTGTCCTGTATGCACACCTTTATTCCATGCAACCTGTCCCTTGTCTGAAGTTTTTATACCAGTCAATCCTTTATTCCAAGTTGGTTTTCCTTTTCTATCCACTGACATTTTAAGTTTTACCTCGTCTGAATGTGTTTTTCCAAACATATGATTTAACTCTCCCCTACGCAAAGATTTCCTCAACCTTTCTTTTTCTGATTTAGCAGGGTTCAGATCACCTGAAGCGAATCCAACTGGATTGTTATTGAAATTCATACATAAAGGTTTTCCTATATGTTCGGCTAGAAAGTCTTTTTCAGAATCTTTCAATTCATCTATTGAAGAACAATAAAAAAGGATTTCTTTAGTTAGTTCTGTTTTATCCTTAATGCTTCTCGGCCACTTACCCGAACCCATATAACCGTCATCTAAATTTTTTGTGCTGTGCCGTCCTATATAATAACGCCCGTTTGTATGTACAAGTTTATAAATGTAGTGTATCATGTTCTTATTTATCATTGAACTGTAGGAATGGACAAATATGGCTAATTATTCACTCAACAATGCAGGTATGAATGCAATATCTGGAATTTCCGCACAATCTATTCAGACAATAAATTTGAATAGTTTGGCTAATATATCGTCTGATGGTTTATTGGCACAAATTAACCCTCATGTAAAAAAATATCAAGTAATTGAGATTGAGGAAGACTTGCTAGCACTTAGTACTACTTGGAAGCGCTTGCGTGACCAATGTAAAAACGGCGGTCCTCATCCTAACATTTCTAAATTAGTTGATAGGGAACTATTCAGTAAGGTTACTGAACAAGACCGTGAACAAGCAAACATGATACGAGACTACTACAGCAAGAAAATTGTTATGTGGAAGTTGAAGGATCAACAACTCACTAAATTCCGCGAGGACATGAATAGTTTTATTCATAGTAACGGAAAAGTTTTCAAAGAAGATATGTATCCACTGGTTTATCGTTTGCCAGAATTTTATGAATATGATACTCAATTTGAATCTATTTCCAATGAGCATTCTAAATTAATTACCGATAATCCAAAAGGTAAAATCGAGAAAAAATTAAAACTTCAAAAAACATTTAATGTCGATAGTAGCAGAACTGGTAAACGAAAAGAATATTGGTTTAGTGATGAAAATGACAATTTGGTTTTAATGTCATTCAGAACGGATAATAGTCTATTATCATTATTGGATAGATGTGTCGAGAACATACTTCCTGTTAAAGCATTTTATTCAAAAAGGACACGGGATAATGTAGATTATTATACCGTTGATAAGTACACATTCTAAAAGGCCCGACGGGCCTTTTAGTATTACACAAAAAGTATTCATTTTTGAGGCTTGACAATAAATCAGTTTGGGCATACAATACATGTATTGATTGATTAAAGGAGCATGTAATGACCGAATTCGAATCTAAGTGCTATGGTATGTCTGTAGAAGATATCCGTACACAGTACATGAAAAGTATTACCGCTCGTTTCTCGGGTCTAGAAATGGTTGTTATGGGTATCATGTCTGACTGCCAAGAAATGCTTGCAATGGGCGCAGGCCCTCGCTCGGTTGAATACGTTCGTAAACAAATGAACGTTGCCAAATATATCCTGTCTGAAATGCAGGAAGCCAAACAAACGGTTTGACAATAAATGGGCATTCTGCTATAATACATGTATTGATTGATTAAAGGAGCTTTTTCAATGTCTGTTATTCGTGTTCTGTCTGGTTCTTATCGCAACGAACCCGTGAAAGGTGAAATCTTCACTCTCGTCAAAGGCTACCAACTTGGTGCCAAAGGTGGTTTCGTGACTGTTAAGAACGAAGGTCAGTTCCCCGGTCGACCTGCTGAGGTCCGTGTGCAAGTTGACAATCAGGAATGCATTCAATTCATGGCAGGTCGTGACACTGTGAAGGTTGAAGCTCCTAAGGAAACTGATGAACAGGCAATGGATCGTATTGCTACTCGCTTTGCTGTCCTTGATGAAATGTCTGCCGCATGTATCGCAGGCAACATCCGTGCTATGATTGTGACTGGTCCTGCAGGTATCGGTAAGTCACACGGTGTGACTACTCAAATGGAAAAGGCATCGATGTTTGACCAAATTGCAGGCAAGCGTCCTCGCTTTGAGATTGTCAAAGGTGCTATTTCTGGCATCGGTCTGTTCGCTACATTGTACAAGTATTCCGACAAGAAAAACGTTCTGGTGTTCGATGACTGCGATGTGTGGGAAGATCAGGACGCTATTAATGTGTTGAAGGGTGCATTGGATAGTGGCAAGACCCGTCGTATCAGTTGGAACAAGGACAGTCGCCTGTTGCGTGACGAAGGCGTTCCCAATCAATTCAACTTCAACGGGTCTATAATTTTCATCACTAACAAGACCTTTGACAACAAAAAGGCAAGCAAGATTCAACCTCACTTGGATGCTCTCCAAAGTCGTTGTCACTTTCTTGACCTGACTGTTGACAGTGAGCGTGACAAGATGCTCCGCATCAAGCAAGTTCACCGCGATGCTGATGGTGGCCTGTTCAAAGACTATGATTTCACTCAGGAACAAACTGATGAAATTATGTCATTCATCGAAGTCAATCATGCTAAATTGCGTGAAGTGTCACTGCGTATGTGTCTCAAGATTGCTGACCTTGTCAAGATTTCCGCTAACTGGCGTGAACTGGCCAAGGCAACTTGTATGAAACCTGCTTAATCATTGAAAGGAAGCAAAAATGAAACAGCGTAAGCTAACCCCAATTCAATCTAAGGCCTTGATGCGTAAGGTTACAGGATTGACTGATGTAGATTATCAACCAACACAAACCTTGGCATTCACTACAGTGAATGATAAAAAATATCGTTTGGTATATGATACCGATCTTAAATTCACTGGTTTGGCTCATAGGATTTACTAATTACTGCCGTGTGAAGGCGGGGCAATGTCAATAAGTCCCCCACCTATCTGAAAAGGAGACTTTGGTCTCCTTTTCTTTGCCTGTTTATTTGATTTTCAAAACAATATTAAATATAATGTTAAGATGCTTTTCTCGACACTTGATGAATTGGCTACATGGATGCTTACCAATATTAGATTGAGTAGGTATGATGACCAATTTATAAACAATCTAACACTGTATATTACTAGTCAAAAAAGGATTACGACCAATCAGGATACACTATTTAAAAGAGTCGCAAGGAAGTACCACAGGCAGTTTTCCCATCACAAAATTAATGTAGAAAATGAATTATTATTGCATTGGTCAGTTGATGTAGTTGAAAGTTTACCCGAGTATACAGGGGCAAACATAAAGATAGAGAATGATAAAATAATTTTTCGTAGTCCCTACAATAAAAATTTTCTTGCTGCACTTAGAAAAAATACCCCATACAGCCTAGTGTGGGTTAAAGAAAAAAAACAATACGAAGCCAATTACAGCCCTACAGTATTGAAACAATTGATATATTTGTCAGCGGAACATTATACAGTGCTAAATTATTGTGACACTGTTACACAAATAATCAACACTCTTAGCGAATATGATTCAGTTAAATATTGGGTTCCCACGTTAGTATACAACAAGGGCTATTACATTGCCGCAATAAATGAACATGTATATGAGGCAACAAAACATATTGAATTGTCAAGTGACCTAAAATCAATCGCTCAGTTGGTTAAGTATGGTATCACTGTAGACCAATCAGTTAAGGATGAATTGTTAAAAACAGAACATGAAGACCGTGTGAAGTTAGCAACAGAATTTCATGCAACTGTAGAATTGCGTGATATAAAAACAATAATGAGTTGGTTAAAAGAGTTTGGATGTGACGCAATCAATGAAAGCAAAACATTGTTAACTACCCCTTGGAATATATCATTAGCTTCTGAATGTGGTATTGATATTTGTAGAACAACAAAATCACTGCGTGATTATAAAAATCCAGTCGCAGTATATCTGCGCGGTAGCATACAGATGTTTGAAACAAAACCTATAAAATTGATGAAAATCATAAGGGTAGTGAACTCGGAACCAGTTAATTTAGGACCTAAATGAAAGAATGTAAACTAATAATTAAAGATGAAGTAAATGTAAAACTAGAGGGGCTTGAACTGGCTGACCGTAAAACATTAATGAAGATGTTTGAATACGAAATGCCAGGTGCAAGATATCTTCCTGCAGTTAGATTAGGACGTTGGAATGGTAAGGTCAGTTATTTTGCATTGGGTGGTAGCACATATATCAATCTATTACCTGAGATTTTGCCACTATTAGATCAAGCAGGTTATGATATTCAGTTAGAAGATTTGCGTGAGTATACGACAACCTTCAATTTTAACAAAGTGTCCGAGTCTCTGTTTTCTCAGCATGTTTGGCCTAAGAAGCATCCTAAGGAAGGTCAACCAATTGAATTGCGTGACTATCAAGTAGAGGTAATCAACCGTTTCTTAGAGAATCCTCAATGTATTCAGGAAGTTGCAACTGGAGCAGGCAAGACTATCACAACAGCCGCACTTAGTTATAGCGTTCAGAACTATGGACGTAGTATTGTTATTGTCCCCAACAAGTCACTGGTCACACAAACAGAAGAAGATTATAAAAACGTAGGGCTTGATGTTGGTGTGTATTTCGGTGACAGAAAAGAGATAGGTAAAACACACACTATCTGTACTTGGCAAAGTCTAAACAATTTATTGAAGAAAACAAAAGCAGGTGAAACTGAAATATCTATCGGGGAATTCATCGAGGACGTAGTATGTGTGATTGTTGACGAGGTTCACCAAGCAAAAGCAGACGCACTAAAAACACTAATGACTAGCGTGTTCAGTCATGTGCCCATCAGATGGGGTTTAACTGGAACTATTCCAAAAGCAAAGTTTGAAGCACAAGCATTGTTTGTTAGCATTGGTCCTGTTATCGGTAAACTTGCTGCAAGTGAGTTACAAGAACGAGGAGTACTTGCACAATGTCATGTGAATATTGTACAATTAAAAGATGATGTAGAATTTACAAACTACCAAAGTGAATTGAAGTATCTTACTGAGGACAAGAAACGTTTAGATGCTATCAGTGAACTTGTGTTGAAAATCAATCAGACAGGAAATACATTGATTCTTGTAGATAGAATTAGTGCAGGAAAAGAATTAGTTGACAGATTACCGGGCTCTGTGTTTGTCAGTGGAGAAACAAAATTAACCGAAAGGAAAGAAGAATATGACGAAGTTGCTATTTCCAATGACAAAATTATTGTGGCAACTTATGGGGTCGCGGCTGTTGGTATTAATATACCTCGTATCTTTAACTTGGTTCTGTTGGAACCTGGCAAGTCGTTTGTTAGAGTTATTCAGTCAATAGGTCGAGGTATTAGAAAAGCTGAGGACAAAGACTTTGTCCAAATTTGGGACATAACATCAAGCTGTAAGTTTGCTAAACGTCACTTGACCCAAAGAAAGAACTTTTACAAAGAAGCTAACTACCCTTTTGATATTGAAAAACTTACTTATAAGTGATAAGATATAACTATGCGAATACTTACATTAGACAATGAACCATATAATTTAGAGAATCTTCCTGAAGAAGTGGACGATCTTAGATTTGCCATACTTGACAATTCGAACCCCAATTCAGTTGATTATCATTATATACCTTTAATCTTTTTGGAAAGTTTCAATAGCCCCGCGCTTGTTCTACGCATCGGAAATTCAGTAATTAAAATGCCTGTTGATTGGCAGATATTGATAGGTGAAAAAGAGCACGGAGACTTAGAAACATTACCATTGACTAGTATTAATGATCGAGGCTTCAATGCATTTGAGTTTAACCCACTAACTAGTTTCAGACCAGACTTTCTACCTATCGAAATCATTGACATTTATCATGATGTAACTTGGTACGCACCTCGACTACGTAATGGTCAGTTTTTGTGTGTTCCGATTGATGAAGGTCATAAGCCCAGATGTGTTTACTTTGTTAAAGAGATTAGTAGAAACTGTGAGATTGTAAATTACTCTCAAGCATTTTGATTATGGCAACTAAAAAAGAACCAGTTTCAAAAGAAGAAAAACTAGAAAAACAAGATATAAACTTGTTTGAAGTTCTTGCGGCATTGGATAGAAAAGATTACACATATTATGATTCACTGTCAGAAGAACAACAAAAGAAAATTGTGCCGTTTATGCTTACTAAATGGATGAGCGCAATCAAAGGTAGTGAAGGTCTTTCTAGATATTATGTTATGAGTACAAATGAATACGCAAACAAATATCTATTCAATGAATATGTATCTAAACATCCTAAATTGCAATGGCTGATGTTGTGCGCTAGCAGTCCTAGCTTAGGAAAACAATTTCATCAGTGGATACCTGAAATCAGCGTAAAAGTTTCTAAATTAGAAGAAGCGGCTAATTTAAAAAGCGTAAAAGAATATTACAAAAAGATTTATCCCAAAGCCAGTGATGATGATATTGGTGCAGTGAGTGAAGCATTTGTAGAAGAACAAAAACGAAAAAGATATTTGGCTCAACTGTTTCCCGAATTAAAAGTTGCAGACATAGAAGTACTTAACCAGATTACAACAGATGAACAAATTGCTCAGTACGAAAGAGACCGTGGAAACTGACAAACCGTTGAAATATGGTTGTGATTTTTGCGGCAGAGAATTTGCTAGAGAATCAACAATAGCAAAACATATTTGTGAATACAAACAAAGATGGATGAATAAAGACCTACATGGTAATCGTATAGGTTTTCAGTCATGGGTTCAGTTTTACAAAAAGAATACTAACTCTAAGAAAACTAAGACCTACGAAGAATTCATCAAGTCAGCATATTACACTGCATTTGTAAAATTCGGAACGCACTGTGTAGATATAAACGCTATCAACATACCAAGATATGTTGATTGGTTGTTGAAAAATCAAATTAAGATTGACACATGGACAAGTGATACAACTTACACAAAGTATCTGATTGAATATCTTAAAACAGAAGATCCATTAGATGGTATTGCCAGAAGTGTAGAGGCTACGATTAAGTTGGGAGAGAATGCAGGCATATTACCCAAAGATGTTTTACGTTATGGCAATACAAATCGCATTTGCTATGAAATTACTAAGGGCAAGATTAGTCCATGGATGCTTTATCAAAGCAACAGTGGTATTGAATTTTTAAGCAAAGTCAATGATATTCCAGAACAAGCTAAAATAATAATGGATTATATTGATCCAGAACAATGGGCATTAAAATTTCACAGAGAACCAGAAAATGTCAGAACAGCCAAAGAGATCCTCAACGCTGGCGGGTATTAATGTTGAGCACGATTATCGTGTAAGGATACCTTTTAATCTAATACATGACATAACGACAGGTCAAAATACTTGGAATGAATCCTGCGCTAAAGCAATAGAAATGTTTGGGTTGCCGGGTGACAAATATTCATGGAGATTCACAAAAGAATATATTGAGTTTTGGTTCCGTGAAGAAAAAGATGCAATGATGTTTGAACTATGTTGCGGATAAAAGCTAGAATTCGTAAATGGAAAGCCGAGCGCAAACTCAAAAAGAGTGGGTATGAGAATTGGCGTCAATATAAACACAACCGTGATTCTGGAGTAGAACAGTATGCCCAATGCGTAGAAGATTTCTACCTTGATTACCCATATGTCTACGCTTGTAAAAACCCAACCCATTACGCATATCAATGTTTAGATGATTTTGGTCTCGGTGTTCAGCGTTTTGGGTTCGATGAAATGAACGATTGGTGTCACGAAAAGATAAGGTGGAACTTTCGTTGTGATATGCATAGGGTTTATGAGAACCAATGGGGAAGAATGGAGTTGAATGATATCGGCGGATATGATATAATATACTTTGCATTCAAGCGTGAACAAGATTTTACACACTTCTTACTAAGATGGGCTTAAAGAAAATCTACATGATGTATCACACACCAAGAACAATAGAAGTTCTTAATTGGTTTTATGATACGTTCGGTGAACCACAAGAATGGAGTGCAATAGTATTGGAGCCTGTTCAATTGAAACATGGTTATCAATGGGCTAATGGTAAACACCATGACGGTGACTGGGACGAATTTGATACGGTTCCTGTAATTTGGTGTACAGAAAAAGCGTTTATGATGTATTCTTTGAGGTGGTTATAATGGAACAAGGTAGCTTTACATACAAGACTGAAAAATATTACGGTAGCAAGAAAAATGTCCACACCATTTCTTGGAAGGGGAAGGGCGAAGTTGATAGCGCAGAGATTCAGAAATGGTGCATTGACAATTTCGGGCAACCTGGCTACCAAGAAGAACACGGTGAAGCACGATGGCTAGACCATACTGATTTTGGTGAAATCTTTTTGTGTAAAGATGAAGACTTGACCTTCTTCTTACTCAAGTGGACATGAGAAGAATTCATTTTGAAGGCCCTACATGGCATGACACCAAACCCGGTTGGCACGAAATCGAGTTGAACCTAAACGGGCAACCAAAACGCTATCGTGAAATTATAGAATGGCTGTATAATAGTATAGATAAGCCCGAAAGGCATTGTAGGTGGTTTGAAACTAGTGTAGGAATTAAAATCAAGTTTAGGTATGAACGGGACTATATTTTGGCAATGTTGAGGTGGAAATGAGAGTAAGCATTTGGTATCGCACTGAATTACAGCAACCTAGTAAGTCAGGTTACTATCTAAGTTATCGTGGATGGGGCATCGGTGGCAAGGCTGATGGTGATAGCGATTGGGGTTATGTCTATTACGATAAGAAAAAAAATCAATGGAGTGACTACAAAAGCGAGGATAGTCACTATGCTATTGTCTATTACTGGACTGATGCTACACCTGATGATTGGACAGACCAAGACCCTCCTAGCGTCAGCCTACACATACTAAAAGCACAACATAATGTAGCCCTGGAAGATGCGTGGAAAAAAGTTGTAGAAGCAATTGACCAATACAACATGATTAAAGAGTTGGTGAAATGAAACAAGGCGATATCATTAAACTTATTGAAGAAATTGCCGATGGGTTAGCAAAAAAGATTAAACATGATAAAGCAATGTTTGAGATAAAAACAAATACTAAGTATAAGTTCAGCCGTAACTGGTATCAAGCATATTTCGACCTTAAAGACTATGATGCTGTAGATGAATGGTGTGAACAACAGTTTGGAAAGCATCCTAAGAATCCTGATGCTTGGAGTCGCTGGTGGCACAAGTTTGAGGACAGTATTCTGTTCCGTGATGAAAAGGACTATGTGTTGTTCACGTTGAGGTGGAGTTGATGAAATTATTTTATAGTAGTGCTGGGGCAAGCAATCCTAGCTTTGTGTATAAATTCAAAGTTAAAAAGTGTACAACTGAAATGTATGAGTGGGCTAGCAATTATCCCGAAAAAGGCCCCTTCAGCCGTTGGTATGTAGAATGGAATACTATGAAAATGGATAGCGGCAAAAATTACGATGTAATACAGATTGAACACAGCGAAGCAGCCAAAATATTCAAAATTGCATTCGCGGGTGAATATGAAGATATCACTATGAAAGAATATAGGCTTGATTGAAGTCAAACTGATAGATAAACTTCCTATTGAGTTTTTGGTCATTGTAAATGAACTCAAAGAAAAGGGATATGTTCAAGGCGTAGACTTTGACTTTGCCTATCATCCACCCAAATTTGATGACTTTTCAGGTGATGCAGTCTATAATAGATGTGTAATCTTTACTTTTTATAAAGAAGAATTAGCAACATGGTTCAGTCTAATATACCATTAACAATAGATCAAGTAATCAAAGAGAAAGTCGATGAAATGCAAAAGGGTATCGACAATGATGTTATGAGAGCCTGTTTAGTCGAAAGTGGCTGGACACAAGTAGAATTCTACTATACCAATAATAAACACGCAATTGATGTGCTAAATTGGATCGGTGACAATGTGAAAGAAAATCAGTGGTCACGGTTGAACAGTTACTTTGTATTCCGCAAGAAAAAAGATGCGGAGTGGTTCATGTTACGATGGCTATAAAATGGAATATACTATAGTCGAAGATGGGTGTGACTGCTATCCTTGGCATGAAGTTTATGCTTTGTTGCCGCATAAAACTGTGACTGGTAAGAGAGTTTGGTTACAAAAAGTGTATAAGCGTAAAGTGTGGGTTGTATGGGGCACAGGATTTCATATGGAACCAGAAGTGCAATATGCTACTGCATTTGATTTATTAGTTTATGACAACAAGTATAATCCTTAAACATGGGTTAGGTGCCCGTGAAGAACAATGGTTAGCAAAGAATGTGGGGCCTAGAATGCATTATATTCACAATAGCATAGGTGGACAGGGCTGGATAGCTAAACGTGAATGGACTCCTGGAATGGTTAGTAGAGAATGGGTTCTGACATTTGAAGATGAACGCTATGCTACATTTTTTAGATTGATGTTTCCAGAATGAATATATCTAAAGACTTTCAGGATTATGATGACGATGGTCCAGAAATGGAATTTCGAAAAAACCGCTGGAACTATTGGTCTGCTCTTAAACAAGCACGCCAAGAATATATGAAAACAAAAATAGAGTTTGATGCGTATGAGTTTGAAGATTGGCTCGAAGCAATATATGGTATAAAGATGAACATCGTCAACGGTAATATCACAGATGGTTATAAAATTATGGATGAAGCCAAATACACATTTTTTCTATTGAAATTCCAATGAATAACAATCATCCATTTAAGATCACACAGTACGATAGATTTATCACTGTGACATGGCCTAATATGAATGATGTCAGGGAAAAAGTTACTAAATTAAAATTAATAGAGGCAGCATTTCAACAATCCAAAGCAGTTGAAGTAGGCTTTGTGTTAGAACTCAACAATAAAGAATATGATATCATGTGGATCAATTCTTTTCTTAGTTTGACTGAAAATGATTATGTGAATTATATACAAGATATGTATGTTATTAAGGGTGTTGCATATAGAGAGAAAACAGATGCAGAGAAGTTCTACAATTGGTTAGAAGGAAAGTATATATGGCAATTACTCAAGGAATAAACGGAACATTCGTTTCATACAGCGAAATGGATGACCCAATCTATTTTCGTAAATTCAAAAAGACCGTTCCACTTGACGGATCATGGGAAACCCGTGTATTCTATGAGATAACTAAGTTTCCATTGGGTCGCAAAGAAACAGAACAATGGCTAGAAGACCATTATGGTAAGTTGAAATATAGCGACAGTTGGTGGAAAACATTTAACGGTATATGTATGAATGAAAAGATATACATACACTACAAATTATTGGAGTAAGTATGGCGGCGGATATAATGATTGATATTGAAAGTTTGAACACAACACCTGATTGTGTTATTCTATCTATCGGCGCGGTTAGATTTGATCCTCGAGGCAACGGTGTTGTTGAACGATTAGAACTTAAACCTACAGTCGAGGATCAAACTGAAATATATAATAGGAGTATTAACGATGATACAATCAGATGGTGGTCAGAACAAAATCCTGCTGCCCTTGAAGAAGCATTCAGCGAAGAAGGTAGAATCCCATTTGCCGAATGTATGGAGATCCTATACAAGTTTTGTTGGAATCGCCGTGCTGTGTGGAGTAATGGTGCCCCCTTCGATTTGGTCGTTATGGAACATGCTTGGAGACAAACAAGCGATAAACCTAATCCCATCCCCTGGCCTTTCTGGACAATGCGAGACACAAGAACACTGTGGGAAATCGCAGGAGTCAAACTCAAAGACGGAGGACACGTTACAAGTCACAAGGCTGTAGAAGATGCTGAACGACAAGCCATCGTTGTTCAACAAGCATACATGAAATTAATGAAAGCAGGATTGGCAGAATCACGATGAATGTCGAAAGAGAAAACACTTGGAGAACATTGCAAGGTCTTAAACCTATACAATCTTGGAAATGTAGACTTGGATGGCATCGTTGGACTAATTATGAAATTCACGATAGGTCACATGATTTTATGGGACCAGTTGCAAGATGCCATTGTGCTGATTGCGGATTACCTAGAATAGAGCCTCCCTACACAAAGAGTAAAAAATGAAACTAGATGCTGATATTGACATTGACTTTGGTGACAGAGATAAGTTGTTGAAACTTATTGCTCATACATCTGCGGCTATGCGTAATGTTAAACCCATGCGTAAACATAACACGGGTGTCTATGTTACGGACATTCCGTATGATTCAGTAAATGACATGGCTAGTATTGATTACACCGAGGCTGAAAAACGTGGTTATTTTAAACTAGACTTGTTAAATGTTCATGTTTACGAGCAAGTACGTGATGAACAGCATTTAGTTGAATTGATGCAAGAACCAGACTGGTCTAAATTAAATGATAAAGAATTTGTTGAAAAACTGATTCACTTAGCGAATCATTATAATTCTATACAAAAAATGCCTGAACCCATTGATAGTATCCCTAGACTAGCAATGTTCTTAGCCGCTATTCGTCCAGCTAAAAAGCATTTGATTGGATTACCCTGGAAAGAAGTCGCAAAGACTATATGGGATAAAGGTGATGATGGGTACAGTTTTAAGCGTTCGCATGCCGTTGCTTACGCACATTTGGTAGTAGTTCATATGAATCTACTTACGGCATCCTCTTAACTAACGTAATGCTCTTGCGTTTGGTCCTACGCTTGTTTAGTTCACTGATACTACATATAGGACCATGAATAATAGTCAGACTTTTATTGTTAAAAGTCCTTAAATAGGGCTTGAAAATACTCCATTCATCTTTCAGGAATAGGTTTATGGGGATAAGTCTATTACTTTCCCACCACCAAATATCTCCTAATTCTAGGAATTTTTCTTTAATTAGAGGGTCTACTATGGCCCCATAATCGTATATTGTAGTGACAACATCATCCCTATTCTGTACTATACCCACGTAATCTTGGTTTGAGTGCGAACATACTGTTATGAACGGGTGATTTTCACTTAATTTTTTAAAAAATTCGTTGTGTATCATTATTATTTTTAGACCGAAATATTTATCATTGGACACAACCATAATATATTTTGATAAATATCATTATCATGTATTCAACCCAAGTATTTGTTTATACACAAAGACAAATTGTTGTCTTGCTATCAGGGACTTCTCCAAGGAGCTATATGCCTCAGTATGCCAAACCATTAACCCTACACAAAGGTGTAGATAACCAAATTCAATTTCAGTTCTTGAACCAAGAACAGAAACCCGTAGATATCACAGGAAAAGAAATTACCTGCAGAATTTTAAATAGTACTGGCACAACTGTCCTAATCAAAAAAGCATTAACTGTACAATTAGGATTAACAGGTATTGCTGCACTATATCTAGATCCAGGTGAGTTAGAAGAAATTGACGCACAGAAATGCTATTACACATTAGAAATTCCAGTGGGAACATTTGATTATCCAGTATTTGTTGACCAAAATGCAGCCGGCCGCGGAGATATGAACATTGTTAATAGTATATTACCTAGCTTTGTTCCTAGTACAGAACTAACAATTCCCTCTGGTCAAGCATTTGCAAATACTGGTTGGATCCCAAATACATATTATGTTCCCGATCCAAACTCAGCAGTGTATTATACCAGTGTTTATACCACGACTAACAACCCGACACTTACTATTCAAGCAACATATACTGATTTTTATGGTAATGTAATGGTCGAAGGATCAACTGATATTGATAGTGATTGGTATCCAGTTAGCCCATTATTCAATTATACCGATACCACAGAAACTTTCCATTATAATGTAACGGGATATCATCCTTATATCCGCATAGGATTTGTAAGTAATGCGGGCGTAGTAACCAATATATTGGTAAGATCATAACTTGATTGTGTAACTAAAATATGTTACACTAACTTAATGTTTGATATTCTGTCTTTAATTCCAGGCAAGAAAAAACTTACCCACGGTGGCTGGCATAGCTTTAATGCTATCTGCTGTCACCATCGTGGGCACACTGCTGACAAACGAGGTCGCGGTGGTATTAAGTTTGACGGACAAACAAATTGGTCATATCACTGCTTTAATTGTAACTTCAAAACAGGCTTTGTGTTGGGTAGAAGCATTAGTAGAAATACGAGACAATTATTGTCTTGGTGCGGTGTAGATGAATCGCAAATTGGCAAGTGGAGTTTAGAAAGTTTACAACAAAAAGATTTCTTGGATTTCACACTGCCCAAGAAAAAAGAAAAGAAGATAAAATTCAAAGACCATCAATTGCCCGAAAATGCTGTGTTGATTGATGAAAATAACCCATCGCACAAAATATATATAGACTATCTCAGGGCCAGAGGCATAAGTAATACTGAATATCCTTTCATGGTTACTACTGATGACGTTGGTCGAATGGGTAACCGCATCATTATACCATACACTTATAAAAATAAGATTGTAGGACATACAAGTAGATTCTTAGATAATAAAATACCCAAATACATTAACGAACAACAGCAAGGTTATGTGTTTGGTTATGATTTTCAATTACCCGATCAAAGTGTTACTATATTGGTCGAAGGTATCTTTGACGCATTGAGTTTAGGTTGTTGTGCATTGACACACAATTCAATCAATGAAGGTCAAGCAGAATTACTAGCACAATTAAATAGACAGATTATTTTTGTCCCAGACCGAGACAAATCAGGACTTGAAACTTGTGAGAGAGCTATTCAATTAGGTTATAGTGTCAGCATCCCACATTGGGATAAAGACATAAAAGATGTAAATGATGCCGTTGTAAGATATGGTAGACTACCAACTTTACTAAGTATATTAGAGTCTGCTACAATGAGCAAAATTAAAATAGAATTGAGGAAGAAACAAATTGAAAAAGGACTATGAAGATAATAGTTACCCAGTTGAGAAGCAAAAATATTTTTTACGAATGATGTTAACTAACGCAGAGTTGTTTACCCGTGTTACTAACATCTATAATGCAATCAATTTTGATAAATCAATCAGACCTGTTGCTGAGTTTATCAAACACCACGCTGACGAATACAAGATACTACCTGAGTTTGAACAAGTAGAAGCCGTTACAGGGATTAAACTTGATCCTATTCAAAACTTAAATCAAGGACATTATGATTGGTTTTTGGAACAGTTTGAAAAATTTACTAAACGACAAGAACTAGAACGTGCGATTTTAAAGAGTGCTGACTTGCTTGAAAAAGGTGAATATGATCCTGTTGAAAAATTAATCAAAGATGCGGTACAAATAAGTCTACAAAAAGACATGGGTATGGATTACTTTGCTGATCCACGTGGTCGGTTGTTAGCATTGAAATCTAATAATGGTCAAGTCAGTACAGGTTGGCCTAGCATGGACAAGAAACTATATGGTGGTTTTAACCGCGGTGAACTGCAAATCTTTGCAGGAGGCTCAGGTTCTGGTAAGAGTTTGTTCATGCAAAACTTAGCAGTTAATTGGACTAGTATGGGACTGAACGGAGTATATATCACACTAGAACTTAGTGAAGGCTTGTGTTCTATGCGTATTGACTCCATGACCACTGAAACATCTAGTCGTGAAATTTTCAAATCAATTGATGATATTGAAATGAAAATTAAAATGATGAGTAAGAAGTATGGTAAGTTCCGTGTCAAATATATGCCGGCACAAAGTAATGTCAACGATATCAGAGCATATTGTAAAGAACTACAGATCCAAACAGGTATGAATATTGACTTTTTGTGTATTGACTATTTGGACTTATTGATGCCAGTATCTGCAAAAGTCAGTCCGAGTGATTTGTTTGTTAAAGACAAATATGTTGCAGAAGAAGTGCGTAACTTAGCAAAAGAGTTAAATGTATTATTAGTAACAGCATCGCAGTTGAATCGTAGTGCTGTAGAGGAGATTGAATTTGACCACAGTCATATTAGTGGCGGTATTAGTAAAATCAATACTGCGGACAATGTATTTGGAATCTTTACATCCAGGTCTATGCGTGAGCGCGGGCAGTATCAATTGCAATTGATGAAAACTCGTAGTAGTAGTGGTGTAGGACAAAAGATTGAACTTGAATTTAATGTAGAAACATTAAGGATTACCGATCCTGATCCTGAAGGTTACGGGGAACAACAATCTAAGTTTAAACCTAGTCCCAGCCCCAATGACATTATGAATAGGTTAAAGCCCCAATCTACAATAGTTTCTACTGAACCTATAGTTGACCAGAATACAGGAGAAGTCTTGGAACCGTCAAACAAGAAGGTTGTTGTGGACGTTCAGGGATCAAAACTCAAGACTTTATTGAATAGTTTAAAGAAATAAAAACGGCTTCAGACTAAATACTATATCATGCAAAAACAAACTCGCAGTCTTTTAGAGGAATTAGAGGCCATTGGTAATAATCGTGATACCGCTCACATTATTGAGAGCAGGGGTCACAACATTATTACTAGCGCCATCAATTTAATTGAAATGATTAATAAATACTATTCTCCTGATCAGGCTGAGATTTTAGAAAGAAAATTATTGAGTGCCATTAAAAGCAAGGATCAATCTAGATTTTCTAAGTCTATAAAAAAGAATAGTAAAAATGAACCCATCTGATGAACTATCATTGCTAAAATCTAAGATTGAAGAATTAAGTCTTTTTGAAGGTAAAGGTCATTTAGACCATCCTGAGGATTTGATATTTTTAGATGGAACTCAGGGCGCTAATCATGCTATACAGGCATCAGTGGCCACAGTTAATAATCCACAAACAGTTACTATCAAATGGGATGGATATCCTGCATTAATTTTTGGTCGTGGAACTAATGGTAAGTTCACTATAATGGACAAACACATGTTCAATAAAAAAGATTTATCAGGAAGACAAGTCTTTAGTCCAGAACAGTTTGTTCAGTATGACCGAGCACGTGGAGTAGACCGCACTGGATTACATCAAATAATTAACGAAATATGGCCTGGTCTAGAAAAGTCAGACCGTAGCAAAGGGTACTATTGGGGTGACCTACTATTCAGTCAGCCACTGCAAGACCAAAACGGTATGTATAAGTTTAGAGCCAATCCCAATGGTATCACATATACCGTAGATACAGATAGTGAAGTAGGGCAGTTATTTAAAGGAAAGCAAGCGGGAATAGTTGTTCATCAATTTATTCCTGCTACAGCAGTGACCACTGACGAGGCAACTCCTTTAGATGGCACTATAGGTAGTTTAAAAAATAATAGCAATGTTGCTATTGTTCCTGCCAAGATGCCTATAACTCCTAAACTAAAGTTGAATAACAGTTTAGTCAAAAAAGCACAAGCTGCTATTGCTAAGTACGGCAAAGATGTGGATCAGATGCTAAATACTGCTCCACAGGCAGCATCTGCCTTTCGTACTATGTTTACTACCTACATCAATAAAAAGATTGTTGCAGGAGATTTGAACAATTTAGTAGATGGTTTTATGGAATTCTTCAATAGCCGTCCAATGACCGAAACTATGCGTCAAAAGTTAACACAACATTTACAAGCTAACAAAGCAGGACTAATAGGGGCATTCACCATTTGGGCTGCACTATATCAATTAAAAATGTCTATTGTTGACCAATTAAACAGAGCAGCAGAGGCTAGCCCCGTTAAGGGTTATTTACAAGACGGCACACAAACTCAAGAAGGTTTTGTCAGTCAAGGGTTAAAATTCGTTGATAGAATGGGTTTTTCACGCCAAAATCTTGCAGGCCGATAGCCCAAAACCAAGATTTTTTTCTACCAGGACTAAATAAGTGTATGAATCTATATGATTCAAACATTTTAAAGGAATAATATCATGGCAGGATTTACACGTACTCATGGTGATGCACAACCAGTATTTGCAATGGACGTTCAGAACGGTCCAGTAGCTTCTTCAGCAGCAGCAAACGGTACAACTACTAACTTCATCGGTCCAGCAATGGACTTCTTCGGTTTCGACCTAGGTGCTGCTCCAACAGACCAATTAGGCGTTGACGAAATGGTTGCTCAAGTTCTAGTTTCTATCGAGCAATTAGCTACAGTTATGATGTACAGCGTAAGCGCAACAGCTAACGTGACAAACATGTCTGTTGCTGTATACCCAGTTGGTGCATACACAGCGGCTGCCCTACAGACACAAATTCGTGCTCTAGGTACAGTTAACGGTTATGACCTAAGCGGTGCAACAGTAACTAACGTTGGTTTCCGTCTAGCTTCTACAGCTACAAGCGCAAGCTAATCAGTTGTTTATCAACAGAAAAATCCGAGATTTATTCTCGGATTTTTTTTGCCTCTAAATATAGATATGAGTTTTAAAGTAAGTTGCTATACACTATTTGATATCACTCAAACGGGTGTAATCAATAGAAGTCGTCCCGGTCCAGAAGATGAACCTGATGTATGGCTACACAAAAGAAATACGCAATGTAATTTTGATACAATATTGCAAGTAATTTCATTACGCAGCCAACCAGAAGAAATTGGAATTCCCAAATTAATTAAAATCAAATTCAATGAATTTGATAATTTTGGGTTTTTGTTTAGTCAGGAACCCGACGAAGAATATAATTGCTGGACATTTGATTTTACCATACATCATCCTAGTGTATTCTATGATGGTATTACAGAATTAGGTCATTTATACGCTGATTGCGATCAGGTACCTATGATAAAAACAAATACAACATGGGATAAACTTCCTGCGTTTTTGGACTCTACGGATGAATTACGTAACATTTATTTTAAGGTGATTGAAAATGAGGATAACTGAGACAGAAATTGAAAGAAAATTAAATCGAATAATTTCTTATAGGGAAATGAATGATTTGCAGTCAATTTCTATATTTGAACTGTCACCTAATTACTATTCTGTATTTGGTAAATATTATATCAATAAAAAATCAAAAACATCGGTAGAAGTATTAGAATTAAATGGGGAATTAGTTCATACTTTTTTTAGTATGCGTAATGCAATTTGTTGGTGTATAAATGATTTGCGTGGAAAATATATTTCAGCGAATAGAGTAATTACATTAGACAAAAACATATCCAATGAAGAAGCTCAAATAGCAGTACACAAATTATTGTTTAAAAAAGCTAAAAACACAGATGACAAATTGATTTTTTTGGCTAAATTGAATGAAGAAAAGCTAAAAAGAAGCAAAATGATGGGTGAATTAGAGTCATACATCATAGAATCCAACTATTGGCAACAAAGTAAGTTTAACTTAAAAACCGAATATTAAAGCCAAAAATGATAAATAAGATATACTAGTCTTAGGACCCTAACTATGAAATTAACAGATTTTGATAAAAAGCCAGTAGAAGTTGCTCAAAGAGCACTAAAAGAACATTATGGTAGATCCATTGATGTTAGCAAAATGTCTTACGCACAAGTAAGAACAATGCTCAGTAAAGTTCGTGGATTAATGAACGAATCAAAAGCAAGCAGCGACTACTACAAAGATAACTCAGCATACATGAAACTAGTTTTCATGGAGCAAGCACTAAGCAAGCAATTTGCTCAACTAAGCGCAAATCGTCCTCGCATTGTTGTCGAAAATGAAGAAGTTGAAAAGTCTCAGACTATTCTTGCTGCTCAAGATATGGTTGATTCTATTCAAAAGATGGTTGAGCAAGTTTCTGACATGATTGTCAAAGAATTGCCTGCACTAGTTGATAGCGTTCAAAGTGAAATCGGTGTCAATGAAAGCCAACAGTTTCAGCAGCAGGCCAGCGAGGCATTGACTTCCCTGCAAGCAGCATTGACACAAAGCCAAACAACAATGAAGGAAGCCGTCAATGGCATCACCGGTCAAGGTGGCATGGGAGCATTTGATGCTGGCGCCGACATGGGAGCAGATGCAGATATGGGCGGAGAAGAATTTGCTGACATAGGTGCTTCTGAAGAACTTCCCGGAGGCGAGGAAGAAGTTGATCTAGACATAGGTGCTGAAGAAGAACCTGAAGATGTTGGGTCAGTAGGCCGCGCCAAAAGATAATATGAGATTATTTGAGTTCACCGACAGTCCACTAGTGGTTGGGTTGGTAGCAAGTACTAACCAGCTTAAACACGAAATAGATAGTGGTAAAGCAAGACCTGATTGGACTGTAGCAGAACTATTGAATTATTATAAAGATAATGATATCATTATCGACAAGAGCGATTTGTATAATATGATTAAACAACCTCCCCTAAATAAGTATATTACAAATATACAAGGGGACAATGTAGTTTTCAAAGGACAATCAGAACCGGGTGAGCAAAAGCCTGACGAGAAGAAAAAGGTTGTTCAGCAAATGGCTAAAAAAGCAATGAAATGATAACTCTGACAGACAAAGCAAAAAGTAAAATACAACAACAAATTAAAAAGCGTGGCAAAGGCCTGGGTATTCGTGTAGGAGTTAAGACTACAGGTTGCTCAGGTTTAGCTTATGTGCTTGAGTATGTTGACAATCCAGTAGAGGGTGATATCGCTGTTGATTGCGAGGGTTGCTCATTGTTTGTTGATCCTAAAAGTTGCCCATATGTTCAAGGTATGACTATTGATTTTGTTAGAAATGGACTTAATGAAGGTTTTGAATTTAGCAATCCAAACGAGCGTGACCGTTGCGGTTGCGGGGAAAGTTTCAGAGTATAAGTATTGACAATGATTGATTCTTGTGCTAGAATTAAAGAATGTATATTCCAAACAAATATAATTATGTTTCAATTAATAGGGAAACAATAAATGGTGAACGAAGATACGCTACACCTGACGGTGAGAAACTACCTAGCGTAACTACGATACTTTCTGCAACAGCCCCAAAAGAAAAACTTCAAGCATTGCAGGAATGGCGCAATCGTGTGGGCCATAAACAAGCACAGGCAATCACTACAGAAGCTGCAGGCCGTGGCACACGAATGCACAAGTGGTTAGAAGATTATGTAAAAACAGGAGTTATAGGTGTCCCCGGAAGCAATCCATACAGCATCCAAAGCCATAAAATGGCATCTACCATCATTTATGAAGGACTTAGTAAATGTAATGAATATTGGGGGACAGAAGTTCCCCTTTATTTTCCTAAAGTATATGCCGGAACAACTGACCTGGTTGGCGTTCATGATGGTAGTCCTGCTATCATGGATCACAAGCAATCTAACAAATTGAAAAAGCGTGAGTGGATCGAAGACTATTTCCTACAGTTAGCAGCGTACGCCAATGCACACAACGAAGTACACGGTACAAATATTCGCAAGGGTGTCATTTTTATGTGTACCGCAGACAATATCTACCAAGAATTCATCGTTGAGGGTAATGAATTTGATGAGTGGACAAACAAATGGTTTGAACGGGTTGAAAAATATTACACACAGTTCTTGTAATGGATTTTAGATAAATAAGTATAAATCTGCAAAGAATTACACTTATGGCTATTATACAAATTTCAAAAATCCAACAAAGATCCGGAAACTTAGTCGATCTACCACAACTTGATGAAGCTCAATTTGGTTGGGCTACAGACGCTAAGAAATTGTTCATTGGTAAAACCACAGGAAACATAGAAAATATTGAAGTATTAACTAGTTATTCCAATATTAGTTTCAGCCAAATTGATGGGTCTGACGGCGGCAATTTTAATATTAGCAACGCTACTAATGGACAAATACTGACATATGTAGAGTTAACAAATACTTGGGAGAATTGGACAGGAAATGCATCTCAACTAAGTAATTCAAAAATACAATTAGGTGATGTTTCAAACATCAGTATAGAAGGCGGCGCAACTGGCTATGTCTTAGAAACAGATGGTGTAGGTAATCTTGCCTGGACAAGTAAGGGAACATTAAGGTCGGCCATTTATGGGTTATCAAATGCAACTCCCATAATAATGACAGTTGAAAATACTACTCCATATACAAATAAATTACCAGTTACTATTAGTGGCGCAAATGCAGATAATGCTAACTCAATTGTAAATGGACAAACCTTCTTTGTTAAACTATCAGTAGATTTCCCTACAACTGGAAATGTTGAATTATATACCTCCTCTAATTTAGATATGGCTAATGCGGCAGTAGGTACAGGGTTAAACAACTATGTTTCAAATTCAGGTATAGCAACTGCACTATTAAGTGCTGGGGTAGTACCCAATGCAGGCGGCTCCGTCAATACTATACAGTTTAATAACAGTGGAATATTAGACGGTTCGGCAAACTTTACTTTTTCTGGTGGAAACTTAGTAACATTGAATGGTAATCTTATTGCTGGTAATGTGAACGGTGGAAATCTAGTATCAGCAAATTACGTTTCGGGTGTGTTGACTACAGCATCACAACCTAACATTACTGCTACTGGTGTATTAGCAAATTTAAGTATTAGTGGCAACATCAATGTTGGGGATATAAATGTTTCTGGTAATATAATACCCACTGCAAATGTAACTTATAATTTAGGTAATTCTACTAACGCATTTAAAGATTTGTATCTTTCTGGTACAAGCATTTCACTAGGAACGCAAACAATAACGTCAAACGTTAACGGAGTAATATTATCTAATACAGTTTTTGCATCTGCTTTAAGTATAACCGGTAATGCAGATATTGGAAATATTAATACTAGTGGCACAATAAGTTCTACTGGTACTGCTACAGTTGGTAATTTAAGCACAGGTGGCACAATAACTTCTACTGGTACTGCTACAGTTGGTAATTTAACTACTAGTGGTACAATAACTTCTACCGGTACTGCTACAGTTGGTAATTTAACTACTGGTGGTACAATAACTTCTACTGGTAATATTGCCGGTGGAAACTTAACAACAAATGGAAACGTAACGGCTAATAACATTTCTGCTACTGGTAACGTTACCGCTGCAAATTTTATCGGATCAGGTAATGGATCTCCTACTATTAATAGTGCAAGCACTTTAACTATTTCTGCTAATTCAGGGGTGACATTAGGCAATGTTACTATTTTATCTACTGGCTCCAATACTACCGCAGGAACAATTGTTGGTAATTGGACGTTAGATGGAAGTTTTAATGCATCAGGTAATTTGGGTACATCTGGTAATTTGAGTTCAACTGGTAATTTAAATATTACTGGTAACATGACAATTGCTACGAGTCCTGTTTTAAATAGTAAATTTGGTGTAATATCTTCTGGAAGATTATTGGGAGTATACACTAATAGAGTCGGTATTGGTAGTTATTATGCTGATTATAATGGTACTAATGATATTACATCTGCTGATGCTACTAGCGTAAGTAGACTAGGTACTATTTTGGATACCGGAATAGCTTCATCAAATACTTCTGTTGCATTCGGTACCAGTTACGGCAGCAATCCGGCAGGTCTAGCATTTGTTTCTGGTACTGCACAGGACGTACTTAGAATCGCTACTGGTTTACCGCCTACTTATACGGGAAATATCAATGCTGTTTTATTGGGGTACCCCAGCGGTGGACCAAGAATTCTAGTGCAGAATTATGCACTTGTCGATGATTCACCGAATACTATCACTCATGTTGCTACTACACATAAATTTGTAGGAGAATTATCAACAACAAATATTACAACCGGCGCAAACACGACCGCAGGAAGTTTGACAGGAAATTGGACATTAACAGCAGGATCTCAATTACAAGCAACATACGCTGACTTGGCTGAATATTACGAAGCTGATGCTACTTATGAACCAGGAACAGTTTTAGAATTTGGCGGACTAAAAGAAGTTACATTAGCTGAAGATGAAACAACTAAAGTAGCAGGTGTTGTTTCAACCAATCCGGCTTATGTGATGAATACCAACTGTAAAGGGTTTGCCGTAGCTATTGCTCTGCAAGGAAGAGTTCCAGTAAAAGTTAAAGGCAATATAAAGAAGGGTGATATGATGGTTAGTGCTGGTGATGGATTTGCAAGACCCACAAATAGCCCTAAATTAGGTACTATCATAGGAAAAGCATTGGCTGACTTCAATGGAATTGAGGGTATAATAGAAATTGCTGTAGGAAGATTGTAAAAATATGAGTGAGAAAAAAGTTTATCAGATTGGATGTTATACTGAAGCCGGCTGGGATATAGTTCATGAATTACTAACTAGAGATGGAACATTAGAAGATAATATTCCTCCTAGGAGTGTTGAATTAGTAGACTATAAAGAGCATAGTCCAACTAGATCAACTTATCTTTTGTCTGATGAAGAAGCCGAAGAATTAAAAAAACGTCCTGAAATTAAATTTGTCAATATAGATTATACTAGCTACGGAGATCAATACAAACCACCGGCAAAAGATTTGTATTGCGACTATAGATATTCATCTAATGTAAAGTCTTATAGAAATTTTTATTCTCCCAATCAATTGCCTGCATCTCCGACTTCGGCAGACTTGAACAGAAATGGGTATCAATTATATAGGTGTACACAAAAATTAAATCCATGGGCGGGTGTAAGTGACACTACAGTTTTTAATGATAGAATACAAAAAACCGGTACTGGTCTAGGAGTAGATGTTATAGTAAGTGATGACGGGTGTTGGTTTGGTCACTCTGAATTTCAAAACAATACAGGATCTGGTCCTACTGATTATATAGGTGGTAATGTATTGCCCGGAAACGGTACATGTGATTTGTTAGATTTATATCTGGACAGTCCTTATTATATTGACCCAGACTGGTTCAACGCAGATCCTGCAACTAGGCTAATTACAAGATGGGATGGAACCATTGTTCCAGTTGAGCAAGTCGCTAGAGATTGGTGGAGTAATCCCACAAAAAGGTCAGCCAAATTTGCAGGAATAGGAACTGTTCCGGAGCGCACTGCATATACAAGAGATACTTGTAATGGATCTAACACATTTAAACTGGGGATATTTGCTCAAGGAACACATGGAACACCGTGTAGTTCTTTAGCATATGGTAGAACACTAGGATGGGCATATAATGCCAATAAATGGGCTGTCAATATTCTTGGTTTAAACTCTATATCAGAAGAATCATATTTTGATATGATGAAAATATTTCATCAAAATAAACCAATAAACCCTTCTTATGGAAATAAAAACCCTACAATAAGTTCTAATAGTTGGGGATACAGATATGCAATAAGTACGTTTAGTTCATTTAATACTTATTACTATCGTGTAGGAACTACTGGTTCGGGAGGGATTAATAAACCCACTCTCCCTGGTTTTTTATATTATTTAGGTTATTTTGATAATTCAAGAATTTCTAGTGAAATGCTAGATAACTCAATTAGTGAAGCTGGAAAAGAAATGATAGATTCCGGGGTTATTTTTGTCGCGGCAGCCGGCAACAATAATCAAAAAATAGTAGGATCAAATCATCCTGATTACAATAATTATTGGGCAAATAATCAGAATGTACCTCTAGCAAATGCAACCTACACTGATTACTATGATAGGGTATATTACCAAACATCAAGCCGCCGCGGTTATCCTACCCAGTTAGGGAAATATACCAATACAGGTTCGGTTGTATATCCTGTAATTGCAGTTGGCGCATTAGATGGACGTATGTACTCTCCTAATACAATAGAATATATAGCCAACTATAGTATGCGGGGCGAGTCAGTTGATTTATATGCTCCCGGAGATGGTGTTTTGGCTGCAAGTACGTGGCAGGCAGATTCTGGCTATACACAATATAATAGGGCAGATACGTATCCTGGTGCTAATTTTACATTTCAGGATATATATTTTAATGGTACTAGCGCAGCATGTCCTGTCACAACAGGTTTAATTGCCACCGCATTACAATACAATAGAAATTGGACTTGGCAAGATGTTAAAGCGTGGATAAACACATTAGAATTGCAGACTGAATCTGCTTTTTATCAAGGACCAGATCCCAATACTGCTGAAAGTCCAGACTGGAGTAGTTTTACTAGTCTAATGGGAGGCTCAAGACGTATATTATATAACAATGTCACAATACCCACGCCTCCGGTTGTAACTAATCTTCGTATAGCTGGATCAGGACTTCGACTTGGTGGTAATGGTTTAACAATCAGTTTGTAATAAATACAATACAGGAATACAAAAAATGGCGTCATACATATATACCGCGACAGGCTCTAGTCAAAAATCAGCCGCAATTCAAACAGATAAGGTTAGAATCTCTACAACAACATCAGCTATAGCAATCGCCATTGGTGATGCCAATGTAACTGCTAATTTGACAGCATGTGAAATAGTTCCATCTAACACGGTTCTTAACAGTGTTATTGTTGGGCAAAATAATTATATAGCATTTATTAATGTCGCAGGGACAGCAGGTGCTTTTAGTGTTACTGAATTAGGTGCTAATCATCCCGAAACTGGCACCGAATAATTGTCCATTTCTGATAAATATATAGTACGCTCTTAATTCTGAGAGTTTATGCGGTCCCCGCCGCGTAGTGGAATAGAACCCACATATCAACAAGGAGAAAACAAATGGGACGTCCTTTAAAAATCGCTAAGGCTCAAGCAGTCTTAACAATCACAGATACAACAGCAGCAACAGATACAGTTACAGTATCTCAAGATATTTCAGCACCACCAACAGGTGTTGGCATTATTGCAGGTATGCCATTTGTAGTTGCATCAAACGTTGGTGGTCTAACAGCTAACACAACATATTGGGTTTTAGAAGTTATCGATGCTAATAATTTCACAGTTTCAGCAACTGATTTAAGTGCAAATAGAACTCGCACACCAGTATCATTGTCTGACACAACATCTCAAACAGTCTCCGCTTCCGTCGGTGTAGTTGACGCTTATTTCAACAATCCAAACGGTGGCGCAGGTTTCCCAGCAACAAACGCTAACACATACAGTGTAGTTGGTGGTAATACAGCTATTATTGGTCCACAAGTACTAGCACGTGTTGCTATTGCACAAAATGGTGTAGGTACAATTACAGTAGCCGACGATAGTCCAAACATCACTGGTGTAGGTACAGACTTTGCTAACACGTTGACAGATGGAACAGTAATTACAACAGCAGATGGCACATTATTAGGTTATGTAACTGATATCGCTAATGCTAACGCTACATTTGCTACGTTTGCAGCTAACAGCTTGTCTAATGCTACAAATGTGAGTTTCGTATTTGCTAACAATGAAGCAGGATTTATTGTTCGCCAAAAAGGTAAACAGAAATATCTAGTACAAGGTACAACTTCAGGTTTAGTTGGCGCTTGCTTTACAGCTAACCTAGCTAATGCTGATTTATATCCAGGTACTATGAACATTGTTGGTACATATGCTAATGCTGCTACAGAAAACGTACAGTCATTAAGCGATCACAATGCAGAATTGTTTACAGCAACCTCTGGCATAACAGCACTGCCAAACGAAACTGCAAACATCAATAATAGCTCACCAGCATACAGCACGTTCAACACTGCTTACGATGCTGATACATACGGTGGTCAACCATACCCAATCGTAACTATTTCTAATGCATAATTATGCCAGCAGCAAAGACTATTAAAATGCCTAAGACAGAAACTGAGGTAGCAATCTTGCAAGTACAAGTTAAAAACATTGAAAATGATGTTTCTGAAATAAAATCAGAAATAAAAGATGTTAAACAAGGCCTTGTGGAAAATATGGAAGAAACTAAAAAACTTCTTAGAGATATGAAGGATGCTAGTACCAATGCTCACAAGGCAATGTCTGAAAAAATCTCTGCGCTAGAAAAATGGCGATGGATGATGATGGGCGCTGGCGTAGTCATAGGATCTTTGGGATTCGATACGCTGGGAAAGCTGTTCAAATAAAAAAGGACTCTTAGGAGTCCTTTTTTGTTAAAGTCAATAATTTAGATTGTACAACATCAAAATTTACGGTGTTAAACAATCCAGGATGTAATGGTTTAGGATACTGATTATCACCTACCCAAGCATATCCGCAATGCTCATCATTTAGTATGGGCGTAAACTCTTTATCAACTTCACAAAAGAATGTATGATATGTGAATGAATGATTTACAAATTTTTGAATTGGAATTAATTTTGCTTTTTTGGGAAAGTACCCAATTTCTTCCATACACTCACGTTCAACACCTTCAATAAGTGTCTCACCTTCTTCAATCTTACCACCTGGTATACCCCAGTTACCGGGATTTTTGTGGTCAGTTCTCAACAGATATAGATACCTGTCTGTCTTTTTTGAATAAAAGAAAACTCCTGCTGAAGTATTACTCATATTATGATTTATCATAATTAAATCACAATAGAATAATCTCCTTGGTCATACCAACCTTCGTATGATTTCATCCAAACACCATCGGGTGTATAGCGATATTGAATACCTGTGGTTAGATTAGTTACGTATTCCACTGTGTCACAGGCTTGACTGTCAAAAGAAACGAACCACTGGCCTGAGGTGGCATCATATTCAACAATGTCGTTAGCGTTAGCTATTAAATCACCCCACGCTACTGTAGAATCTCCCTCACTACCAATTGACTCTACCAACAAGTATCGAACGCCATTGACAGGTCCTGGCAATCCTGCATTCGGCCCCGAGATTAGAGGGTTAATTACACTGTTTACTGGTCCAAGTGTATTTTGGGGAAGGGTATCTGGGTCAATATTATAGATTAGTAATCTATCATCAGTTGGATCTTGTACAATAGTACCAACAATATCTGTATCCATATATGGATTTTGCAGCCATATTTGACTAATACCCGGTCTGATGGTTCCGTATACATTCAATAATGATGACCAATATAAACTGGTATTAGGTGGGTTAGGATAATTTAAATCAATGTTACTCACGAAGGGAGCATTATCCGCAGGTAATAATTGAAGTCTATTGCCCATCAATAATACTTTATAACCATAAGGCGTAATTTTTTGTCGAGTTCCTAACAACAAGTCATCATTTTGAATATCTTGTAATGCTGTTCCTTTGTAGATACTGGCGATAATTTTCTCAATGACACCCATCTTCTTGAGTTTAGCAGCAGTACTAATCCATATAGGCATGTAAAATTTCCAACTCATTACATCGATGGGGTTCGCAGTACCTTGTGGTATTGTTCTACTACTGAATGTTAATCCATCTTGATATACAACTGACAACGAAGTCCAATCAATAAAGTTATCAGTAGATTGAATCTCCATACTAGGATTAAATAATGTTCCTAACTGTTCGATTAATTCTAGTTTTTGATTATAGTTTGTAGTCCAAAAATCAACTGTTACTCTTAATGTATATGGTACAGGCATCAGTCTTTCGACTGTAAATGCTTGACCTTGAACACTTTCATATTGCCCTGTATCTTCGTTGTATTTTCTTTGTCTAACGTTGATTCTATCAATATAAGTAGGATCTTGAGTTCTGCGCTGGTCATACTCTAGACCACTTATATAGTATGTAATCAAGGGTGCGCTAGGTAAATTACTTGCAGAGTTATTTGCTATTACTGTAGAGGCTTGACGACTTTGGTCACCGTACATTATAGGCACTCGCACTAATATGTCGTTCCCATTAGGATCTTTGCCTTTAGTGACATACCAATTGCTAAAAATTTTTGCAAATTGAATTAAAAATCTGCGTATCTGATTATCGTAAAAAAACTGTGCCATATTATAAAATCGGTGGTAGTGGATCTGGAGCAATAGTCAATATTGATGACAATGGCTGAGATTGTGTTGTCGTTGTTCCATCAGTTAGAACGGTTACATTACTGTTATTTATGAAGCTAGATAGTTGTGATTGATCTCCATCCATCAATCCAGTATCTGTTCTTACATTTTCACTAATTCTAACCCATATGACTCCGTCCCAACGATATAATATTTGCGGCAAATAGTCTATTCTTAGGAAATAATCTCCAACTTGTGGATTTTGTGGGAAGCTGATGCCTGCTCCGGTCGGGTAACCATTTGGAGCCTCTGATGTACCAGTCAAATAACCTGCACTATAACCGAAACTTCTTGGACTTGAACGTGCAATATATTGGAATCTAGGATCACAATCCGCACGATAGTCCATTTCTTGAGTTATGTTACCAGTAAATCCCGGTGCTTCTGGGTTTTGATCTGCAAATGCGTATGTATTATCGGCAGTACCATATGGACCAGTTATGGTCATCATACTATCGACAGTCAATATAATATCATTTTCAACTGCGCCTGAACCCCCGTCTGTCATCATTGGGGCTATTTCTTGGACTAAAAGCGAAGTTGTGATGTTTGTTTGACTGGAAGGTATTCCTGGAAATGCAGTGTCTAATATTTGATTCCATATTTTAGCTACTGTAGCAGCCGGTATTCTTAGATAAGGACTATCATTAACATATTTGGCATTGCTATAAATTTCAACTACCGGCGAAGGTGCACCGTCCTGTGCTGCACTCGTTACAACGTTAACTGGTGGTGCAGGTTGATTTAATTTATCTGATAATAGATTATCCTCTTCATAGGGGCCGTATGTAGGAACAATATATAGGTTGCTCGTGTCATAACCTGATTTAGGTAATAACCGTTTAGCCTCGTCGAGGTTAGCATTATTGATTTCAAGATTTTTATTATATGTAGACAATATATCTTTGAGATTTTGTTCTTCCGTTAATTTCCAATATGTTTCATTGGGTGGATTAATTCCTGCAGGCACTTCAATAATCGATTCGTAATTTTTATCACCGTAACTAATAATATAACCCGGTGGATATGTTTTATCTTTATCCCATAATCCTAAATAATTATCTTGATTAATGGGCTCTTGTAATATTTGACTGAATTCTTGACTATCAACCAATGGCTCACATTTAATGCGCCATAAATGAGGGAACCAAGTTTGACTAAAACCCTCGCTGGCAAAATTAGCATCAGTAATCTGGTAAAATCTTTTTAATGCTACTGGAATAGTTTCTCTTAATGGATTATAATCTAATAAATGGGGTAATTCTAATACATCACCGACCATTAACTTTCTACCAACAATATCAATCATATCATTATAATGTACATTAATGAATATAATATCGTTGTTTAAAAATAATCCAAATTGACTTAAATCGAAATCTAAATTCTGCACATTATAATGTCCACGTAATCTATATACATTTGGATCATATGTCCTATCTCTATTTTCTAAAAATAGTAAATCCTGTATATTAGTAGGACTTAATGTAGCATATTCAGGTTGAGTATAATCTATGCTCTGACCTTGATTTGTTGGTCCTAAATACTTGTGAATATATAAATCCGTGCCGCCCACACGCAATTCTTCGGATATTGTTCTATCAAAGAAACGGTAATCGTTTTGTTTATTTGGGCGGTATAGTGACAATTTTGGCATACATGTATTTATCGGAATAGGTTGACAATAAATATGGTCTATGTTATACTAGCATTTAGTTGTAAATTTAGGAGAAACAATGGCAACTCGTAAGCGTAATTCTGAGGATCACAGTCAAGTCAAAGCACTGAATCCCAAAAACCCTGATACAAAGTACATGGGTGATGAGCCACTATTTGTCATTCAACCTGATAGCGACCGTAGAACTTCTGCACTAAGTAATGCATTCTCTTGGTATAATTGGTTCTATACTAAAAAAGACGCTAAAGAACTACTTTGTCAATACCTAGATTTCAGCAACCGCCAATCCGAGGCTAAAATTGTACGCCGTGTTGCTGATAGCGAAATCATTAACACATATTGCTGGCTAGCTAGGATGAAGCTACGTGGTTTGGAACTTAATGAACACGAACTTAGTACCCTCGAAAACGAAATTTCACGACTTATTAAAGCTGTACACAAGCCTGAAGTCAAAGAAAGTATTACCTCTGTCACTAAGGAAGTAACAGAAGCACCTGCTCGTCCTAATATTCAGGACATTTTGCGTGAAAAAGCAAAAGATGCGGCAGGTGAACTTGAAGGCGTTTTTGATGACTTTATTCTAACTGGCAAAGCAAGTTCAAAAACAATGGACGTTGTTGCACGATTTAATGTTATGCCACAGCACATCGGTTTGATTACTGAAATTTGGAAGAAAAAACAAAACGAATTTACAGAACTTCAAGGTGGCCTTGATAAACAACTAAATGAAGGTTATAATTATCTGACAAAAATTCAGGTTCGCAACATCTTAAAATTTATCGATCAGGTACTTTCTGACCTCAATGCATATATCTCTGTCAAGAAAGCAAGCAAGGCCCCGCGCAAACGTAAAGAGGTTCCTGTTGAAAAGATTGTCAGCAAACTCAAATACCTCAAGGCATTTAAAGATGCCGCAAGCAAACTTGACTTGGTTAGTATCAGCCCTGTAAAACTACACGGTGCAAGCGAATGCTATCTGTACGACACTACGAAACGCAAGTTGGTTTATTTGTGTGCTGATGAATATAGCAAAACTTTTACAGTAAAGGGTACTAGTATTCTTGGTATTGACACAAGTAAAAGTCAGATCAAAACTTTACGGAAACCCGGAGATCAATTGGGTGCATTTTTGAAACTAGGTAAACCGGCCGGAAGAAAGTTTTTTGACGAAATTAAAGCAGCAGGTACTACACCTAATGGCAGAACGAATGAAAATATGATTATTCTTAAGGCTTGGTAACATACTTGATATCTTCAAATTCTCTCCTTATTTGATAAATAAAGTAAGGAGAGTTTTTTATGGATGAAATTATTAATATTCTGAATAAGTGTTCTTTTAAAGGAAAATATGTTACTGTAATTAAACAGGCTAATTTATGGCATTTGATAGAAAATAGCGTTGGTACTGTAGAAGTGTCCGATCCAGAAAAAGTTTATTTGTATCTTAACCCTCTTGCGGAAATAACCTGTTCATCCGGTAATAAAAGGAAGTTCAAAGGTGTCCGAATCGGGTACAACTTATATTGTGAAAATAAAAAATGCGATATTTGTAATACAAAGAAAAAGCAGGCAGTTAAACAAGGTGTATTTGAAAAATATGGAGTAGACAATGTAGGAAAACTACAATCAGCGATTATTAGTAGAGATAAATTTTGGAATGACAAATCTGCCATCGAAGATGCTAATAGTAAAAGAAAACAAACTAATTTGACAAAATATGGATGCGAGAATGTTTTTCAGAATGAAAAAATTAAAGAAAATATTAAAAACCTATTCATAGAACGATACGGAGTAGAAAATCCGTCACAATCAGAAATTATTAAGGAAAAAAAGAAAAATACTTTGACCGAGAATTACGGAGTTCCTTTTGGGCTACAATCACCTATAATCAAAGAAAAAATAAAGACTACGAATACTCGTAAATATGGCGTTCCGCATATTATGCAGGTTAACGAAATAAAAAATAAAATGATTGCAACCAAAATAGCAAAGGGCTCTTTTGGAAAAAGTAATTCTTCAATAGAGGCTACTACCTACTTCAAAAACTATATAAAGACAAAGGGATACAATCTATCACAGGTAGCGTTTAATGATCCTAAAAATGGATTGTATGAATGGGGATTCAGGTTCGATAGATGGTACTTGTTTGATTTTGTTGCTTTTGAATTAGGTCATAGAGGAGACTATAAAAAAATTATAGAAATAATAGAATATCACGGACCATTCCACTATACAGAATCCGATGTGATGATTAGGGGATCTGAAAAAGCCTATCCATGGAAATCTAATAATACTACAATTTTAGAATCTTACCAAAGAGATATACAAAAACAGGAATATGCTGTAAAATATCTTACTACAAACTACAATGTTATATGGAGCGAAAATGACAAGTAATGAAAATCAAGTAAACATGAAAAAGTATCTTAATTTTGTTGATACTTTGACCTCTAATCCAAGTAAAGAACACGAATTATATTTGAAAAGGTTGAATGAGCTAAAAATACAAGGATGTGATATCACTCGGTTAGATACCGCTATTTCCGGGCTAATAGCTGAGTCAGGTGAGGCGATGGAAATCTTGAAAAAGATGAAATTTCAAGGGAAAGAGTGGTCAGAAGATATTAGGTACCATTTGAAAAGAGAAGCAGGCGATGTAATTTTTTATTGGATTAACCTTTGTATTGCACTTGGTTATGACCCCAACGATGTTATTGCTGAGAATGTAGGCAAACTTGAAGCACGATATCCGGGCGGACACTTTGACGCATTCTATAGCGAGAACCGAAAAGAAGGCGACCTGTAAAATGGCTCCTTGGGATGAAGAACTGTACTTGTTCACTCCTGAGGAGTACGAACAGTTACCTGACGGTATTGAACTAACATCAATTAGTGGTGATTCCAAAATCAAGGGCAAAGATTACATTGACATGGATACACGATTCGGGCACATCGCCTATGGCGTGAAAGATCCATGGAATCATGAACTCAAAGACTTGTTCTTGATTTTCAAAATCAAACAATGAGATATGGATATACTCCCAGAAAGACAGTAGTACATCCCTGGGAGCGTTGGTTTGCGTGGTATCCTGTCAAAGTGCATGGAAAACGTACATGGTTAAAGATAGTATACCGTCGTTGTATTAATACCTATGTTGATATGGAGGACTGGGAACGATACGAATATGGAAATGTATTTGATTTGCTAAAGGACTGATTACCTGATAAATACATTATCAGGTAATCCATTATGTCTATACCATCAATAACACCAAACATTCTTTCTACTCCCAATGGCATGACATTGGAAGAGCTAAAACAAGGATTATTTCAAAATCTACGTTATCGTTTAGGTGACGGAATCATCGACTTAGAATTAGATCCGCAACATTTTGAAGCGGCGTTTAACTATGCTATAAAAGTATATCGTCAAAGAGCGCAAAACTCTACCGCAGAATCATATACCTTGATGACAACAATCAAGGATATTGACACATATACATTGCCACAAGAATTTATTAACGTCAGAGCAATTTTCAGACGTACAGTTGGTCTTGAGACAGGCCCTAGTTCTACTAGCTTTGACCCATTCTCAAGTGCTATTCTAAACACATACTTACTCAATTACAACTGGGCTGGCGGTATGGCAACATACGATTTTTACGCCGGCTATGTTGAATTAGCTGCACGTATGTTCGGTGGATATGTCATCTACACTTTTGATCCTGTAACAAAAGTATTGCGTATTGTTCGTGACCCGAAAGGAACAGGAGAACGTGTTCTAATATGGGCGGACGTTCAAAGACCTGAAATTGTACTATTACAAGATCCAGGAGCAGGTGTTTGGATTGGTGACTTTACATTAGCAACACTAAAGATAATCATCGGTGAAGCCCGTGAGAAGTTCGGAACAATCGCTGGTCCAGGCGGCGGCACAACACTAAACGGTACAGCCATGAAGTCAGAAGGAACCGCCCTACAAGCACAATTAATTGACGAACTCAAGCGTTACGTTGATTACAGTCAGCCGTTAACTTGGGTCCAAGGTTAACCTAAACACTTTTCTTTGTCACGCTCCTGTCATAGAATAAGTATCTCTGACAGGAGTTTCCATATGATTTTAGGTGTAACTGGACGTATAGGTTCTGGCAAGGATACAATTGCAGATTATCTATGTACATTTCACGGATTTAAAAGAGTTAGTTTTGCAGCGTCATTGAAAGATGCTGTAGCAGCAGTGTTTAATTGGGACAGAGAATTGCTTGAAGGGTCTACTAAATCAAGCAGAGAATGGCGAGAACAAATAGACGAGTGGTGGTCTGACAGACTAGGAATGAATATTACTCCTAGATGGGTTCTTCAATATTGGGGTACAGACGTTCTTAGAAACAATTTTCACAGTGATATATGGGTTGCTAGCGTAGAAAACAAACTACGAACTACTAAAGACAATATAGTGATAACCGACTGCCGTTTTGCTAATGAAGTCGAAGCGATCAAAAGAGCAGGCGGAATTACTTGCAGAGTTGAGCGCGGTGAACTACCCGAGTGGTACCAATATGCCATAGATCATAATAAAGGCCCCTCACATGTGGGCTGGTCATTAGGAAAATCTCGCCTTGACAAACTAAAAATACATGCTAGTGAATATTCTAGTGTTGGTCTAGAATATGATTATTATATTGATAACAATAATACTATTGACGATTTACACAAACAAATCAACTCAATAATCAACTTCTAAGTCACCTCTGCGCCAGGTAACTTCTTTTTTCTTTACAACCTCAACGCAGTTTAGACAGATACTACGTAGATTGGTAAACTTACAGTTATCTAAGTTTCCGTCAATGTGAAACACTGTAATTTGAGTAGGTAGTACACTTTTAAAGCCACATAAATCACATGTGGCTTTTTTCTTATATCCTGCAGCCTGCCACCTAGAAGTTCTAGGTTTTTGTTTATTCTTTTTGCGACCACATTCATCACATATACTTCTATAGTGGGTAGTCCCGTTACGCACATAATTTATAGCACAAAGATTTTTGTTACAGTGCTTACATATTGGTCTCATGTTATATTTAGCAACTAACCTTCGAAGGTACGGTAAACCCATTATTTTTTCATTTTTAACTAAATAATAGTATGCATTTTAGGTGGTAAACCTCATAATTTTACATAAAGGAAAAACAAAATGGCATTAGTATCTCCAGGCGTAGAAGTTACAATCACAGACCAAAGTCAGTATCTTCCAGCCCCAACAAATTCAGTCCCTCTAGTCGTTTTAGCAACAGCGCAAAACAAAGCTAATGCTAGTGGTACGGGTGTAGCAGCCGCAACAACTGCTGCAAACGCAAATAAATTATATCAAGTAACAAGTCAGCGTGATTTAGTTAACTTATACGGAAAGCCGTTCTTTTACACAACAACCAATGGTACTCCTATTCAAGGTTATGAATTAAACGAATATGGTCTATTAGCGGCATATTCATTATTGGGAGTTACAAACCGTTGTTACGTACTCCGCGCTGATGTTGATTTAGCTAGTTTAGTTGGTCAGACAAGCCGTCCAACTGGTGCACCAGAAAATAATACTTATTGGCTAAATACCTCAACATCTACATGGGGTATCTATGAATTTAATTCTACAACTGGCTCGTTTACACTTCAAAATCCTATTGTAATTACAGACTCTGGTTCGTTGTCTGGTGGTTTTCCTCTAGATAGCATAGGAAATATAGGCGATTACGCCGTTAACGCTATTCAACCAATCGGGGCGCCTGCTGCAACGACACCGAAGACATTTTTCTATAAAACTTCAAACAATGTTTGGGTAACTTTAGGTGGTGGCGCCTGGAGATCAGATATACCTACTGTACAAGGTACTATTTCTAATCCAACACTAAGTCCAACTAGTAATTTTACTATCAATGTAAGTGGAATTTGGACAGCTACTGTGAGCGTTGTAGGAACTTCAGTTAATGACGTTGCTACTGCTATTAACAACTTAAACACGCCTACAGTTATTGCTAGAGTTGTAAGTGGAAAATTACAAATCTTATCAAACCAAATTACATCATCAGGAATACCTTCAATCGTATTAACAGACGGAACAAATACTCCATTGGCTAATTTGGGTATTGATGCTGGTACTTATTATCAGCCTGCTCTTGCGTATGGAACTTCCGCACAAATGCCATTATGGTCAGCAAGTCAAACATATCCTAGACCAACAGGTTCAGTATGGATTAAAATCGGTATTGCTGGAAATGGTTTATATCCTCAACTATCACAATATAAAACTTCTACAGCGTCTTGGACAACAAAAAATGTTTCACAGTATAATTCTGATTGGGCAGCCATTGCTAATTTAGACTCTACTGGCGGCGCCCTTATCCCTGCTGGAACAATCTATGGTCAATATGATTTTGATGGACAGATATTGACTTCCCCTTACTATTTGTGGGAAAGAATTGCAACAGGTCCTACTGTTGTTACCGGTGATAATAATAGTCCTCTATTCAACTCTACAAATTTAGGAACTGCAGGCCCTTATACTTTAAATTTAAGAGTTAGTGTTCCCGCAAGTACTTCATTATCATCAGTATATACAGTTACAATACCTAATAATGCTGACGCTACTGATTTTGTTACAGCATGGTTCGCAGCAAATATACCATATACATCTGCTAGTGTAACAACAGATGGTGCTATTCAATTGACTCATACAGAAGGAGGCGTAATTATATTAGGCGACTTGTCAAACCAAGTAAGTAATGGAGTTATCGCTGAAGCTGGATTTTCGATTGGTTCGACACCAGGTGTAAAATATGGACCAGTGAATCAATATTCATGGACTAATCTTGCATCATCAGGCGGAAGTGGTACTGGGGCAAGATTTGATGTGCTAGGAATCGGTGCCGCTTATTATCTAAATGGAGATGGAATTAATGTAGGTGGTAGTGGATATACCGTAGGGGATATCATTACTATTAGTGGTACTATCCTAAGTGGTTCCTCCCCGGCAAATGACTTAAGATTAGTGGTGACATCTGTAGGTGCATCTAATGCTGTTACAGGAGTCGCATATTATTCAGGTAGTGGTGTGGGCGGATATACTACTCAATTGAGTAATTGGGTAGAATTTGCTTATACTAGCAACGAAGGTGCCCCTGTAATTAATCCTGTAAACAATACCAATTGGTTCTACTCAGTAATCGATGAAGTCGATATCATGGTTCAAAAGAACGGTTCTTGGGTTGGTTATAGAACAACTGCTTATGATTTTAACGGACATCCGGCAGCTAGTGGATCTGCAAACACTGATCCAAACGGACCTATTATTTCAGGATCTGCGCCTACTACACAAAGTGATGGTACATCGCTTGTTTGGGGTGATCTATGGATAGACACAAGTGATTTAGAACTATATCCTGTTATATATCGTTGGCAAGAGGTTAATGGTATCGATCAGTGGGTACTAATAAACAATACAGACCAAGTTAGCCAAAATGGTATAGTATTTGCTGACGCTCGTTGGTCTAGTTCTGGTGCTATTGATCCTACAAATGATCCCATACCAACAATTACTAGTTTATTAACAAGTAACTATATTGATTTAGATGCACCGGAGCCAACTTTATATCCACAAGGCATGTTGTTGTTTAACACTCGTCGTAGTGGTTACAATGTAAAACAGTTTAGAACTAACTATTTTACTGGTGCTAATTATCCAGATGCAGGATCATATAATCCAGCACAACCTACTAATACTAGTAACTTACCGGCGTACAGCTATACATGGGTTTCTGTAAGTGGTAATCAAGCAAACGGCGCCCCTTATATGGGCCGCAAAGCGCAGCGTGCAATGGTAGTCCAATCTTTGAGAGCCGCTATTGATACTAACTTAGCGATACGTGATGAAGATAATTATTTTAACTTAATTGCTTCACCTAACTACCCTGAATTACAACCTAACATGGTTGTATTGAATGCGGATCGTGGTGAAACAGCATTTATCGTTGGTGACACCCCATTGGGTCTACCTGATGATGCTACTGCAATTCAAGCCTGGGCAACTAATGCAGCAGGTGCAACAAGTACAGGAGAAGAAGGCTTAGTAACACGCAACACATATTTAGGTTTGTTCTATCCAAGTGGAATTACTAACGATTTAGATGGCAACGAAGTTGTTGTACCAGCAAGTCACATGATGTTACGAACAATATTAAACAGTGATACTAAATCTTATCCTTGGTTAGCACCTGCAGGTACTCGTCGTGGTAACATTGATAACGCATTGAATATTGGTTACTTAGACCGCGATACCGGAGAATTTGTTGCTATTAAAACACGAATTGGTATCCGCGATGTTCTATATATTAATCAAATCAACCCAATGGTATTCTTTACTGGTGTTGGATTGTTGAACTATGGTAACAAAGTAAGTTTCAACTCACAATCTGCGTTAGATAGAATCAACGTTGCTCGTTTGATTAACTATGTACGTCGTCAGTTGACAATTGCTGCTCGTCCGTTTGTATTCGAACCTAATGACCAGCTAACACGTAATGAAATAGCAGGAGTTGTACAAACATTAATGGTTGACTTAGTTGCTAAACGAGGTATTTACGACTATCTAGTTGTATGTGACGAAAGTAACAATACACCGGCTCGTATTGATAGAAACGAACTATGGATTGATGTTGCAATTGAGCCAGTCAAGGCTGCTGAATTCATCTATATCCCTGTTCGTGTATTGAATACAGGTGAAATTTCAGGTGTAGTTTAACAAGATGCCCTTAGGGGCATCTTATAATTAAGATAAATAGTATACAGGAGAAATAAAAATGGCAACAGCCTCTCAATCATTATTCAACATGACCGTCGCTAGCGATAATGCAGGTGGCAACCAAGGTCTGTTGATGCCAAAATTACAATACCGTTTCAGAGTTAATTTCTTAAATTTCGGTGTTGGTCAAACAGTTGAGTTAACAAAACAAGTAATTGATGTCACTCGTCCCCAAGTTAGCTTCGGGGAAATTACTATCCCAGTTTATAACTCTACCTTGTATCTTGCTGGTCGTCACGAATGGCAAGCGTTGACTATTAACGTTAGAGATGACGCACAAGGTCAAGTTTCTAAATTAGTTGGTCAACAATTGCAGAAACAATTAGATTTTGTTGAACAAGCAAGCGCCGCAACAGGACAAGATTATAAGTTTCAAACAAACATTGAAATATTAGACGGTGGTAATGGTACTGTTGCACCGCAAGTATTAGAAACTTGGGAAGTTTATGGATGTTTCTTGCAACAAGCAAACTACAATAATTTGGCATACAGTGCAAACGAAGCAGTTACAATTGCCCTAACAATTCGCTTTGATAATGCAATACAGAGTCCTCTAACTTCTGGTGTTGGCACAAGCATTGGTCGTGTATTAGGTGGTGCTACTGTAACAGGTATTGGCGCGCCACAAGGCTAATATCAAGGCAGATACATGAGTGGATTTTTTCAAAATTTATTAAAAGATACCGTAAAGGGTTTTTTTGGTAATGAATATGTAAGAGATTATACTCATGCTGCCAAAACTTTTAGGTCGAATGCATATCAATACGCACCTAAATTAAAATTTTTATTTCATGTATACTTTGAAATTAACCCTGCTGTCTATGCCAAAGGCATAGCCCAGGGTTCTAATTTTGGTCTTGCTGTAAAAACAATCGATTTACCTAAATATTCGATTGATACAGCAATCATGAACCAATACAACAGAAAAAGACTAGTACAAACTAAAATTAAGTATCAACCCATTACCGTAGTATTCCATGATGATAACGGTAATATAGTCAACGATATGTGGTATAATTATTATACCTATTACTTTCAAGATGCGAATAAACCAGTAGTATCAAGTGCAGGTAGACAAACCACTAATGTCAGTAACAGTGGTTCAATCGATTTTAATTCTAGAAACTTATACAAACCTGATATATCAGGAGACGAAGATTGGGGATTCATTGGAGAAACTAGTACCCCCGCCGGAACAGCTAGCCAATTGGCACAGGGTATAAGTAAAATTCCTTTCTTTAAAAGTATACAAATATTTGGATTTAACCAACATAATTTTATACAGTACACATTAATTAATCCAGTAATCACGGCGTTTAACCACGATACATATGATTATAGTCAAGGCAATGGCACCATGTCAAATACAATGACAATTGACTATGAAACAGTTAAATATGCAGAGGGTGCGCTCGACGGCAGATCGCCAAGTAATATTGTCACTGGTTTTGGATTGGACGCAAATTATGACAGGACACCAAGTCCTATTCAGCGTCCCGGTGCTAATGGTACTATATTAGGTCAAGGTGGATTAGTAGATGCAGCGGGTGGTTTTATTAATGATTTGTCGAATGGAAACATATTGGGTGCAATTCGTACTGCCGGAACTGCATATAATACTTTTAAAAATAAAGACTTAAAGCAAATAGCAACTTCTGATGTAAATTCTATTTTAACCAATGCGGTACAGCAACAACTACCGAGCGCCGTAAGAACAAATACATATTATCCCGGTTATGGGACAACTCCAAATAATGTTGCCGGCGCACCAAACTCAGGCCTTTCACAACCACCACAAATTTCAAGTACAGGAACGGGTGTCAATACAGCAGTACAACCCGCCGGCAAACAAACTATTCCTGGTCAAAAATAATCTTGCATAAATACTCTACGGAGATTTATATGGCAAAAATTATTGATTCACGAACACAACTCGATCAAACAGTTCAAATTTTTGATGAATTCTATGAATTTAATTTAGTTGTAAGTGGTAGTGAATATGATATTGTTTTTTCATATTTCAAAAGTATCTGCGATACTACCCAAATTGCAGGAAATTTTACTGTCAAATTATTTAGAATTTCTCAAGAAACTCAAATCCCTGTTTTAGACTTACTAAGATATATTCAAGGTAAAACACAGCTAGAAACAAATACCGTTATAGCATATTACCTAAACAGTTTTAAATCAAAAACTTCTCTTTATGGATTTGGTACTTTGCCACAACCAAATGAATCCGTTCAAAGAAACATAGTTCAATAAATGGGTAACTGGGCACAAGGGACATTTGCTCCCAAGAATCCTGAAAAGTATGTAGGCAAACATGCTCCAAGATATCGTAGTGGCTGGGAACTAAGAGTAATGATGTTTTTAGATGAAAATAAACACATCAATCATTGGGCTAGTGAAGCGATATCCATTCCTTATAGAAACCCATTAACCGGGAAACTCTCAAGGTACGTACCTGATTTTTTTGTAGTATACGAAAATAAATTTCACCAGATGAAGGCAGAAATTATTGAGGTTAAACCAAAAAGTCAAACTTCATTAAAAGAAGCAAGAACAAGACAAGATCAAGCACATGCTATAGTAAACCAGGCTAAATTTATGGCTGCAATGGCTTATTGCAAACAACATGGTTATGTTTTTAGAGTTATAAGCGAGGATTCTATTTTTATGAATACCAAAAGTAATCCTAAAAAGAGATAAATAAAAGTGTAGTTCGCGGAATGGGGATTCCCAACTACTCTAACGCTACAAGGAGCAATCAGCAATGATATTTATCAATAACCGCTATACAGCAATCTATTATAGAATAATTGAAAATTCAATTCAACAAGAATCTACAAAGGATGGTAAAGAACGCCATCATATAATACCTGAGTCATTTTTTATTAATAGGTCACGTCCGGGCCCGAAAGGTTGGCTAACCGGTAATCCCGAAGATTGTTCTAATATAGTATTTTTAACTCCACGTGAACATGCTTTTTGTCATAAATTACTAGTACGAATGACAATAGGAAAAATGAAATCTAAAATGATTCTAGCAATTTGGCGAATGTTGAATAGTAAACACACAAAGTTGTTTTCTTCAAAAGATTATGAAAAGTATAGATTATTGTTCATTGATGCAATCAAAGTTATGAATACCGGGAAAAGAAAACCTTTAAGCAACGAACATAAATCAAATATATCAAAATCATCTAAAGGGACTCCTAAGACTGATCTCGCAAAAAACAACATGAAATTAGCATGGACGTCAAGGGATAGAACAGTAAAACAATCTACTAGGGAACTTAACAGAATTGCTAGTAATAGATATTGGTCTTCTGATGAGGCGAGAAAAGTCCAGTCTGAAAAAAGAAAACAATTTATCCACTCAAATCCTTCCATAATAGATGACCAAATAAAAAATCTTAACAAATTAAGTAAGTGTGAACATTGTGATAAAACTATGAATCTTGGAAACTATAAAAGATGGCACGGACCCAAATGTAAACTAAATAAACTACTATGACAAAAAAATTGCAGGAATTATTTGAATTACCAGAAGATGACCTAAAAGAGGTAAATGAATCTTTAATCGAAAAAGCTGAGGCTGATTTAATCACTGAAGAAGCATATAATACCATAGACAAAATAGAAAAAGCACTACCGCAAGTTAAAGGATTAGAAGCTAGTGACGGTGAAATGGACGAGTTAGCGCAACTTGCAACAAGTAGCTATAAAGACTTGATGGATTTGGGAATGCAAGTTGATAGTCGTTTTGCTAGCGAAATCTTCAATAGTGCGAGTTCTATGCTAGGACATGCTATCACGGCAAAGACAGCAAAAATTAATAAGAAGTTGAAGATGCTAGACTTGCAGTTAAAAAAAGCACAACTAGACCAAAAAATTGCCGGAAAAACGGAAGAAATTGAAGCAACCCCATTGGGTGAGGGTAAGAGTTTGGATCGAAATGAACTACTTAAAATGCTAGCTGCTAAAAAAGACGAATAAAGATAAATACTGAATATAGGAATAACAAATGAAAAGCCTAAAACAATATATTGTAGAAAGTGTTCACACATACAATTACACGATTAAAATTGCCGGTAATGTAGACAAAAACTGGCTAGATATGTTCAAGTACAACTTGAAGAAATTTGATCCTGTAAAGATTGATGAACCAAAGACTACACCTATTCAGAAAGATCCATACGGATTTCCCAACATACACAACCAACCTGTTACTATCATTAAAGCAGAATTTCGTTACCCAGCTAACGAACCCATGATTCAACAAATTGCTCAATTGTTAGGTTATCAAGTTGATATGGTTCGTGTAATTGGATCAGACTATGACGATAGCATCAACAGCGAAGCAGAAGGCTATGCTAATGAAATGAGTCATAATCCATTATTGCTACATCCTGAACTAGAAGAACAACCTGGTGCTAAGGAAGCAAATAAGAATTATTCTGATAGCTATTTAAGCTCTATCAAAGACCAAGCTAAAGACAGTAAAATTGACATTCCATATGCAGGTACAAAGACTCCTGATGCATTTGATCCATTCAAACCTTATTTGGCAAATGATCCAAGAGGAATGAAGAGCCCAATGTCAACAATTAAACGTCCACCAAAGCCTGCAACAGGTGCAAGCGCATCAAAATAAGAGGAATTAAAAATGAACTTCAAAGATATGTTAGAAAAGATTAGTCTACTAAGTGAAGCTACTAAAGAAACGCCAACGGGTAAAGTACACAAGGCTGAGCCAGGTGGATATGGTCGTAAATATGATACCGATGAAGAAGGTGATGAAAAAAAAGCAGCCAAGGCAGATGCACCTAAGCGTGGACGCGGCCGCCCCAAGAAAGGCGCTGATGATGCAGGTGAAGTAAAAACATACGATACAAAAACATTGGGTGGTGTATTTGGTGGTGGAAAGAAACCCAAAAAAGAAGTAGGTAAAGTTTCTAAAAAGCATAGTTTAAAAGAATATTTTGATTCATTAGATTCTGCACTTAATGAGATGCAAACGCAACAACCTATTCCGGTTGTTAGTAAACAGGGCGCTACACAATCAACCGGTGCAGGTTTTATTCATATCGATGATACCAGCCCTGCAGGCAAAGCAATGAGCGATGCTTTAGGAAAATTGGCACAACAAAAGAAAGCACAGATTGTTGTTCCTACGGCACAACAAGCTACACAACAAAAGCCCACGGCTACTGCAGGCGGTGCAACAAATCAACCTGCCATGTCTGAAAAGTGGGAAGGTGGCGCAGAAGTTGAGAAGACCGGTGAGTATGCAGGTAAAACAACTGCTGAATTAAAATCTATGTTAGCTAAACTACATAAGAGTGGTCCTCACAAGCGAGGAAGTCCCGAAGAAAAGAAAATGCATCAAATCAATTTTGCACTACGAGCAAAGGGTGGTTGGAAAAAAGGTGAAGGTGCGGCATCTAGAGAAGATATGGCAGAAGCAGACATGCCACCGCAGGATTCAATGGCAAGTCCATTAACACTAGAAGGAAAAGGTTCTAAACCTGATTTCTTAGATTTAGACAAAGACGGCAACAAAAAAGAATCAATGAAGAAGGCCGCAAAAGACAAAAAGAAAGTTGATGAAGGTATGGAACATAAACTAAAGGCGGCACGCCATGCAGGCAAGGCACATGCTTTAGCTAAAGAGGGTTACAACTGCCGTTACGATGACATGGAAGAAGCAAGACACTATCACGAAGGCTATAAAGAAGGCTTGGATGAGTGCTATGGACAAATGCCAATTCAAGGTTATGTAGGTGAAACAACTCCACCTGCAACAGTTCCTGGTATGGCTAATCAAGCGGAACACGACGATGTAGAAGAAGGAAATGCTTTTACAGCAGCACTAGCTAAAACACCAAAAGGTGGTAAGTTCAGTGTAGGCGGTAAGACATTTACAGACAGAACAAACTATGATGCCAAAGTAACAGAAAGCCCATTTGCATTCGAAGCATGGGATAACCAATTATCTGCTTTACTTGAAGGTAAAGAAGAAGTTGCCGAAGGCATGACTGTTTCTATCAGCAAGGGTCAACAAGGCATGCCCGACTCTGTTTCAGTAACAGCGCAAGACCAAGAAGCTGACCAACTATTAGGTCTAATCAAACAAGCAGGTTTGGGTCTATTTGGTGGTGACGAGGCACAACCAACAGCTTCTAGTCCAATGTCTCTACAACCAGCAGACGGGGAACATGGCGCTGAAGAAATTGGCGTTGTTGGTGACCATGATGGTATGATGGATTTAATAAAGAAGGTTACTGGTGCTTCGGTTGGTCCACAAGGCGGCGAAATCTCTGCTGACCACGATGCCGACTACGAAGAAGAAGGTGGTGAAACTCATGACCATGAGCACACTGATGAAGAAACATGCAACGAATGTGGTATGTACGAGTCAAAATGCGAGTGTGACCATGAAAAAGTTGATGAAGTTGAGTCAGAAGATCAAATGACTTATCAAGTTGCAGAAGATAATCCTCCTGACAGTGGTGCAGAAGAATTTCAAGCAATGGATCAAGAAATAGCACAAGATAATGCAGCAGCTAGTTCACATGGTGGTGCACAAAATTCTAACTTAGAAGAAGAATCTGAGGAAGAAGAAGACGACCATGCAGAAGAAGCCGGTGAAAAAGTTACTAAAGACATTGAATACGATGACAAGAAAGACAAGAAACTTGACGAATGGGCTAACGAAGCAGGTAAAAAAGGTACAGATACTACATTTGAGCAAGACATTGATTACATGATGAATGTAATCACAGGTGGTTTGAACAAGCGTAAAGTTACTGGTCAGACAACTATCCCTGTTATCGCAAGTCAAACAAACAGACAAGTTTCTCACAATACTACTGATATAAACGAATCAACAGATGATGTTGCAGCATGGAAAAAACTAGCAGGTATTTAATTAAAACTTGTACAAAATACCCGGCTTAGCCGGGTATTTTTTTGGGTACGACACTTTATGAAAAAACGATAAATACTTAATAAGGTGATTTAAAAATGGCACAACAGAACATTGACTTTGGTTCATTTCCAGACGATCCGTCAGCAGATGCAATAAGAACTGCGTTTTCGAAAGTACAAAATAATTTTACACAATTGTTTGATGCAACATCCGGCGCGGCAGTTACATCGGTTAACAGAAGCCCGGGAGCAGGTATAACAGTTAATTATCCAACTGGAAACGTAGTAGTATCTGCAAATATCGCTAATATCACAGTATCATCGCCCAACTTACTATTTGGTACTAGCTTGGGTGTTTTAGCCAGTTCTTTAATATATACATCATCTACTCAAACATTATACATTGTTGTACCCAACACCTTTAGTGTAGGTAATATAGTCGCTTCAGGTAATATTAGCGTAGGAAATACTCTCACCGTTTCAAAATCTTCCAATTTAGGTAACACTGCAACTGCCAACTATTTTATAGGTTCTGGTAATAACTTATCTAATATACAAGGGGCAAATATTTCTGGCCCAGTAGGCAGCGCTGTCACTGCACAAACAGTAACCTCAAATGCTCAACCAAATATCACATCAACAGGTACATTAATATCAGTATCTGTATCAGGTAATGCTAACATTGGAAACATTGGTACTGTTGGAATAATTACTGCTACTGGTAATATCACGGGTGGCAATTTAATAACAGGTGGTAGTCTATCAGTTACTGGTAATTCCAACGTAGGTAATATAGGTGCAACATTATTTGTAGGTGATTTATCTAGTACCGGAAACAGTAATGTAGGTAATATAGGTGCAACATTATTTGTAGGTGATTTATCTAGCACCGGAAACAGTAATGTAGGTAATATAGGTGCAACAGGTGTATATGCTACTACAGTAAGTGCTACAGGTAATGTAACTGCAGGTAATATTATTACTACGGGTTCAATCACAGGTTCAGGTGGTAATATATCTGGAGCTAATTATGTAATTGCTAACTATTTTAGTGGAAGTGGTAATAATCTAAGTAATATTCAAGCATCAAATATCACCGGTACAATCGCAAATGCAAACTATTCCTTATATGCAGGTACAGTTCTAACAAATTCTCAACCAAATATAACTAGCGTTGGTACATTAACATCATTATCAGTTTCAGGTAATGCCAATATTGGTAATGTAGGGGCAACCTTATTTGTAGGTAACTTGACTGGTACTGGGAACAGTAATGTTGGTAATTTAGATGTGATCGGAGTATATGCGGTCACACTAAGTGCTACAGGAAACGCCAATGTAGGCAACATAGGTGCAACATATTTAATCGGCAATTTATTCAGTGTCGGGGATAGTAATGCTAACAATCTAGCTGCTAGCGGGTTTATTTCAGCGAATGGTAATATCACCGGTGGTAATTTAATAACAAGCGGTAATTTATCTGTTACAGGAAATGCTAATATTGGTAATGTTGGTGCAACATTATTTGTAGGTAATTTGAGTGGTACTGGAAACAGTAATGTAGGTAATATAGGTGCTACCGGTGTATATACTACCACGTTAAGTGCTACGGGTAATGTAACTGCAGGTAATATTGATATCACAGGTTCAATCACAGGTTCAGGTGGTAATATATCTGGTGCTAATTATGTAATTGCTAACTATTTTAGTGGAAGTGGTAATAATCTAAGCAATATCCAAGCATCAAACATAACAGGCGTTATCGCAAACGCAAATTATTCTTTATATGCAGGTACCGTCATTACTGCCTCGCAACCAAATATCACTAGTGTAGGTACATTAACATCATTGTCAGTTTCAGGTAATGCCAATATTAGTAATATTGTAGGTGGCAATCTAGTAACAAGTGGTTTGATTACTACTACTGGTAATATCAATGGTGGAAATTTATCAATAACAGGAAATACAAATTTAAATAATTTATCAGTATCTGGTAATCTGACTGCCGGAAGTATTATTATTGATAGCATTGTTAATGGAACCAGTAATGTTGATATTACAAATCCTAACGGTAACATTACGATGGGTGTCAGTGGTATTCCTAATATATTTACAGCTACTAGCACCGGTATTGTTATAACAGGAACATTAACTGCTAGTGGCAACAGCAATGTAGCTAATTTAGAGGCTACCGGTTCAATTACCGGTGCTAATGTTATTGGTGGTAATTTAATATCAACTGGTATTTTATCGGTTACAGGAAATGCTAATATTGGTAATGTCAGTGCAACATTATTTGTTGGTAATTTATCAAGTACTGGTAATAGTAACATAGGTAATTTAAGTGCTAGTGGATACATAACTGCCTTTGGTAATATTTCCGGTGGTAACTTAATAACAAGCGGTAACTTATCTGTTACTGGCAATAGTAACATAGGTAACATAAATGCTACTCAAATTAATGCTACAGCAAATATTACTGCACCGCAATTAATTTCAAATGTAACTACTGGCACTCCTCCCTTAATAGTCACATCAACAACTCAAGTTGCTAACTTAAATGTTGCAACTGCAGGAGCAGCTACGACAGCTGGCACAGTTACAACAGCCGCACAACCTAATATAACTAGTTTAGGTACCCTAACTGAGTTAACAAGTACAGGAAATATTAATTTTAATGGTGCTTCAAACATATCCTTAGCAAATGCCAATGTACTACGAATAGGTGGCGGCAGCCTAAACACAGTATTGATAAGTGATGGTACGGGTGGAGTAAATTGGGGATCATACTCAGGTTTACCGATTGGTGGATCCAATACTCAAATTCAATTTAATGATGTCGGACTTTTCCAAGGCTCTGCAAATCTCACATTTAATAAAACAACAAACACATTATCTGCAACAAACATTACATCTAGTACTTTAAGTGCTACCGGAAATGCCAATGTAGGTAATTTGGGTAGTATAGGTACTATTATTGCTCAAGGAAATATAAATGCCGGCAACTTAGGAACCGGTGGTTCACTAACAGTCACAGGAACGGCAAATGTAGGTAATTTAAACTCATTGGGATCGTTGTCCGTCGCCGGTATAAGTAACCTTGGTGTAGTAGGAAACGTATACATCTCAGGTGGTGTTAATGGATATGTGTTGAGCACTGATGGGTCTGGTAACTTAAGTTGGGTAGCACAATCCGGTGGCGCATCAATTACAGTAACTAACGATACTACTACAAACAGTGATTTATTTTATCCCTCTTTGGCAACAGCAACATCAGGTAATTTAACTGGGGTCACAGTTTCAAGTACAAATATGTATTTCAATCCCTTTACAGGACAACTAAACGCTGTTAACTTTAATTCATTATCAGACGAGAATAGAAAAGCAAATATTACAATTATCACTGATTCACTAAACAAAATAATGGAATTAAAGGGAGTTACTTTTAATTTTATTGACAGCAATGAACCTAGCGCAGGCCTGTTAGCGCAGGACATTCAAAAAGTATTACCGGAAGCTGTTAAATACACAAAAGAAACGGATACACTAAGCGTTAACTACAACGGAGTAATAGGAATGTTAGTCGAGGCAGTAAAAGAATTAGTATCTAAAGTTAATATCCTTGAAACTAGATTGAAGGAGAATGGAATACAATGATTACACTAGAATTATTACAGGCAATGTGCCCTAAAACAAGAAAGTCAGTTTTAGAAGGTTATATTGAACCTCTTAATACTGTAGCAGAATATTATGACATGTTTGAAAATCCAAAGCGTGTTGCGGGATTTTTAGCACAAATTGCACATGAGTCAGGTGGATTCAATGCTGTAGTTGAAAATTTAAATTATTCTGCTAAAGGTCTAATGACCATATTTAAAAAATATTTTCCTACAGAAGAACTTGCAAAACAGTATGAACGTAAGCCTGAAAAGATTGCTAATCGTGTTTATGCTAATCGCATGAGTAATGGTGATGAAGCAAGCGGAGATGGTTGGAAATTTAGAGGTCGTGGATTGATTCAATTGACAGGTAGAGCAAATTATACAAAGTTTGCACAAGATTTAGACATGTCTATAGAAGATACAATAGCATATTTAGAAACACCTAACGGTGCTGTAGCAAGCGCAGGATGGTTTTGGGATAATAACAAATTGAATCAATTTTGTGATAGGGATGATTTTGTTACGTTGACAAAACGTATAAACGGTGGTACTATTGGTCTTGCCGATAGACAACATCATTATCATATAGCACTACAACATTTAGGCGCACATTAATATGGCACAACCAATATGGAATACCGCTGCAGGATTTATAGGTAGTTTTCCTGCGTCAATTTACACTACATTTCAGTTAAGTGCCAGTCCAGTGTTACCTGCAGTATCTCTAACTTATACATTAATTAGCGGATCATTACCTAGCGGAATGACTATTGATTCTAATGGATTAATCAGTGGGACCCCCGGTATTGTTACTACCAACATAACTTCAACTTTTGCTGTTAGGGTCATTGATAATTTAGGAAATTTAAGAGATAGAACCTTTGACATGACCATTACAGGTTCTGCTATCCCGCAATTTGTTACACCAAACGGTAGTATATTGACAACGCCCGATAGCATATGGGTTGAAAACCCAATTGCATATAGTAATCCTAAATCAGATAACCCGGTAATAATTCAAGTAAAAGAAGGATCGTTGCCTCCTGGTCTAGAAATAGACACTTTGGGTATCATCAGAGGTTACGCCGATCCTCCAGTGTTAGTGACTACACAATCTTTAGTTACAACAACTGCATTCCTGACCGCAAATTCCAACAATTCAATAACAGTTGGATCCACTACAGGATTTACTGTTGGTAGACCGATTGTTTTTAGTGGATCAACTTTTGGGAACATAAACGCTAACGTGACTTACTATATCAAATCTATATTGAATAGTACAACATTTACAATAACCGATACACAAAACGGGCCTACATACGTATTAACAGACGGTAATGGATCAATGCTAGTTACGTTACCTGCTGTCTCTACTGGAAATCCAGTAATTAGAACATATTCATTTACATTAGAATTATCTAGTCCTTTAGGGACTGACACCGCTGAATACTCTATAACTGTTATAAATCAAAATACTCCGTTCACGCAAGGCAACCCCAATCCGCAGCCACCAAACAGTAGATTACCGGTATTGTTTAACACAAGACCGCCAACATATGACATTAATGATACCGATCCATATTATGGGTACTACATATTACCACCAGTATCTCCTATACAATCAGCCAATATGGGAAATTTTAAAAGCGGAGAATATTTTTCATTTAAAATGATAGGACATGATTTTGATGGTAGCCCAATTAAATACTCATATAGTGATTTGCCAATGGAATTGACTGGTGATGTTGATACCGGTTGGATAACAGGAAATCCGTCATTGTCAACTGATGGACTTAGTAACTACAGTTTTAGAGTAGGCGTGTATAAAGCAGATGCACCAGAATATGCAAGCCCGTTCTATAACTTTAATTTCACATTACAGCGCAATATCACTGGAGAAATTATTTGGATTACAGGTAGTGATTTAGGACAAATATTAAATGGAACCATAAGCACACTATTTGTTAAGGCTACCAGTGATGTAGAATTAAGTTATGCGGTTGTATCTGGAAGTTTACCACCTAATTTAACTTTATCTAGTAACGGAGAAATTATAGGAAGAGTAGCAGATCAACCAACAGATAACTATTTAAATCCCGGAGATACTAGTAGTTATACTTTTACTATACAGGCTTACTCTACCATATATCCTTCTATAGTTTCTGAAAAAACATTTACAGTGACAGTATTGCAAGAGTTTGAGCAACCAACAGATATTCTATATATTAAGGCTGCGCCTCCTGTTTTTGATAGAATTATATTAGAACAATTATTAACAGATGAAACAATAATACCTACAAATTATTTATATAGACCGGATGACCAGTATTTTGGCAAGGCGACAAGTGTGATATACGAACATGCGTATGGTATATATGCAAGTGACATACAACAATATTTGGCTGCAGTAACTAGAAATCACTATTGGCGTTATTTAACTTTAGGAGAGTTAAAAACTGCTATTGCTAGAAATGATACAGGCGATATCATATATGAAGTTGTATACAGTGAGGTAATTGATAATTTAGTAAATCCTCAAGGTGTAAGCATACAAACTCCAATAGTATGGCCTAGAAAAATAGATTTAGGATTGGGTCCCTGGTATACTAGCATGACTGATATATATACAAGTTATGTAGAAATTTTGGGACAACAATTTTATACTAGTTTAACTCCTGGCTATGCAAGGATATTATATCCAAATAGTTTATACAACATGCGAAATAGAGTTGCTAATGTATTGGGGCAAGAATACAACAGTAAACTTTTACCACTATGGATGACTAGTCAACAAATAAACGGTAACACATTGGGGTATACGCAGGCTTGGGTCATAGCTTACACTAAACCTGGCTATAGTGAAATAGTAAAAAACAATATTCAAACTAAATGGAAGGATCCTGTTGGAAATCCATATACATTAAATTTAATTAATTTTCAAATTGATAGGTTTACTGTAGATAAATCAGCAACATATAATTATGATAACAACACCGATCCTGATGCCTGGACTGGGCTTCCTAGTGCAGACCCTGCTCCGAATCCATTAGATAGTAAAGATTTTTATGTCTTATTCCCAAGACAAACTATTTTACCGGATGAAACCCAATACTAAATAATAGACGGAACGAATAACTATGACAAGCGCAATTAACACGAATGGAATAAATGTAAATTATCCAGTACCAGGTATCAATAATAGTTCTCAGGGTTTCAGAGATAACTTTGCTGCCATAAAAACTGACTTGAACACTGCTGCAACTGAAATAACAGATTTACAAAATAATGTTGTATTGAAACAAGCATTAAGTGGTACTACCCTTAATAACGATATGGCTAACACATTGATTAGCAATGCTGTTACCCGCGGATTCAGAGCTAGTACATTTAACTTAGGTAATGCTATTTCAGGAACATTAATAGTTAATGCTAGTTTAGGCGATGTGCAGTATGGTTCAATAACTGGAAATACTACTATTCAATTTACCGGTTGGGCACCTTCGGGTACACAAAGTAATGTAGAATTGCAATTGTCCGTAGCTAACAATTTAGCAGTTATATCATTGCCAACACAAGTATCAATGGACGGTGGCTATGGAATTGAAACAGTTGAAAACTTTTCAAATGTTTCTGGTACGCCCACACTAACGATTCCATATGGTGCTACCCGTGTGGATTATTGTTTTAGCACTATAGACTGTGGTAACACAATAACTATTGAAAATTACAATAGACCTAGACAGACCACACAAATTCAACAAAGAATTCCTAGTCCTATAGGTAGACAAGGGGATGTAAACGGCACTGTTTGCGTAGATACTGCCACATCTACTGCTTTTGCTACTTGTACTTCAACTAATGGTACTTATGAAATAATAACTTGCGATAGCACTGCAGGATTTTATTTAGATATGCCTATACAGTTTTCAGGTGTAGTTTTTGGTGGAGTTACTGCGGGAACTGTATATTATGTTCGAAGCATCCCGAGTTCGACAACGTTTACTATATCTTCTGTACCGGGAACAAATTCAGGACCAGCAAGTGCGTTTAATTTAACGTCAGCTAGTGGATCAATGACAGTATCACCGGTGAGTTATATTTATGTTGCGACAGGAACATATGATGGTACTACTATAACAAAGTCTGTAACTTCCACCAATGTAGTGACAAATACAGTAACCTCAACAAACACAGCTTCCACTGGTAATCTTATTACTGTGTCAAGTACTGCTAACTTTGTCATTGGATATCCGGTATCGTTTTCTGGAACAACAACTAATGCTACTGCGACAGCTACATATGCAACAAGTAATGTTATAACTGTATCTACTACTGCAGGAATGATATCAGGAGGAAGAATTACATTTTCAGGAAGTGTTTTTGGTAATTTATCCGCCACAACATATTACATAAAAAACATATATCCCGGTAACTCTAATATTACTGTAAGTACAACATTTGGTGGTGCAAATGTAGCACTAACTTCTGCTACTGGAACTGCTAATATAACATATGGTAATATAATGGGAAATTTATCGACTACTACAAATTATTTTGTACAAAGCATTCCTTCAGGTACAACGTTTACTGTTTGTGCTAATACTCCTGGCGGAGCACCGGTGGCATTACTAGATGAAAATGGATCGATGCAAGTCACTGCTGTAACGAATTATAATGTAACATTAAACAGTACAACCAGTATTGCCAATAATAATCCAATAGTTTTTGAAGGTAATGTGTTTGGCGGAATAGCAGCTAACACTGTTTACTACGTTGCTAATGTAGAAAGCGGTACTAATATCACAGTATCACAGACCAGATATAATGGTATTGCCGGGCAAAAAATGGCACTAAGTGCTGCTAATGGTACTGCAAGCATGACAGCGTATCAGGGAACCAGTATTTGGAAAAGAACTCAATTAAGTTCTTGGTAATAAATATTAGGATGCAACACCCATTCATCACTAGCCTAAACGACAAGTCTTTAGATGAATTGTCCACGGCTCTAACTGACTTAACCAAAAAATTGAATTTTGCTTATAGGTCTCAAAATGGACCTATGATTCATCAATTGCAAATGATTCTAGAAAGCTATAAAGCAGAATACAATAAAAAAATGGATGAGCTTATGAAAAAACAAAACATAAGAACAGCAGTCAAGGTCGAAAAAGAAGGTGAAATTAGTTCCAAAAATTCTTGATATTTTCTATGTAATGTTGTAAACTCATAATATGAGAACTGACATATACGGGCAACAAATCTATGATGAAATGGAGCTATGCTTACTGTATCTGCAGGATCCCTCACGTAAACTAAAAAAAGTTTTCGTAGAAAAAGAAATCAAGTTTGACGATACCCTACAACTACAAAACATCCCCGAACTTATAAAATACAACAGTAACAACATTTCTATAGAAGAATTTGACACTATAAATCAAAATAATTGGTTTATGCCCGAAGAATATAAATCAATGGACATAGCCAAATTTGTATTAGACCAATGCAAAAATGAAGCAGAATTGCAAAGGGCAGGCGAAGAACTGTTGTTGTTTCAAGAAAGGAACATGTTTACATTGTTGTGCTACTTAAAATATTTGGTAGATACAATGCGTAAAAATAATATTGTCTGGGGTGTCGGGCGAGGATCGAGTGTTGCTAGTTTCGTATTATTTTTGTTGGGGGTACACCGTATAAATAGTTTGTATTACGACTTGTCTATCGCTGAATTCTTAAAATAAGGAGAAATTATGAAAAATTACAGAACCGCAATGGGAAAAACTGTAGATATGGCTGCATTAGCAGCAAAAAACGAACATACTAGAGCCGTGGGTAATATGAAAGTAAATGCCCGAGGTGACAAAATTGATAGCACCGGACGAGTCATACAACCAGTAAACGAGCGTGTAACACAAAATTATTCTCACACTGTAGGTAATAGGTCAGCGAATGCTAGTCGTACCCAATCAACTCCGCCCAAACCTAAAATTGTAGAAGAACTTACTCCTCAAGAACTTGAGTTGGAAGACAGCCTAGAGGATGATTTAGAAGTTGAGAAAATTAAAGCACAGGAACTAAAAGGAAAGAAATGAGCGAATATTCTAAACCAGCATTCAGTCCCACGAAAGTAGACAAATTACGGTTCATGTACGACAACATTATTGTTTCGGATATGAAATTTGATGAACGCATCAGTCGAGGAGGTATCGTTCTTTTGGACGATGACAAGAAAAGTTCTGGTATTCGCCCTCGTTGGGCAAAGATTTATGGTTTGGGTCCTGATGTAAAAGATCCACAACTTGAAATTGGGAAATATATTCTTATCAGTCACGGTCGTTGGACACGAGGTATCACTGTTGAAACTCCAGAGGGCAAAGTCACGTTGCGTAAAGTAGATCCTAATGATATACTACTTGTGTCGGATGAGCCGATGGAAGATGAAACAATGAGTGATAAGGTTATAGCATGATGAAATGGTTTTATAGATGGTTGGCTAGCAAGATTCAAGACAGTCAATATGCTGACGAGGAAGCACAAAATATCGGACTAATAATTGGTTCAAATAAAGTAAATAGAGTACGCAAAACTACCACCGTCCGTGAAAGTGATGAACTTGGCTCTGAACCAATTGTATTCAAAATGTTCAAAGCAAGTGGTGGCTGGGCTATTGAGTTCAGACATTATGATAACAGAAATGACAGGGTAGATACCAATCTTTATGTTGTCAATGATGAAGAAGAACTTGGTAGTCATATTTCTAAAATTATTACTATGGAGGCATTAAAAAGATGAGTTATTCAGATACATTAGTATATCGTAGTGCGGCTCAAATCAATGAAGCAATGAGTCGTGTGTATGGCTACATGGGACTTGCTACATTAGTTAGTCTGTTTGTAAGCTATGTTGTAGGTTCTAGTCCAGAACTAGTACAATTTTTCTTTACAGGCTGGATGCGCTATGTAACTATTTTTTTACCATTGGTGGCAGTATTCCCAATTACCATTGCTTTGAACAGTAACCCACCAAAAGAAATGGCATTATTCATGCTAGTTCTTTTTGCTGGTATAATGGGCTTGAGTTTTGCAGTAATTTTTGCAGTTTATACAATGGCAAGCATTGTTAGTGCATTTATGGGTTCAGCAGTATTGTTTGGAACTATGAGCTTTTATGGTTATTTTACCAAACAAAGTTTAGACAGTGTGGGCAAATTCTTATTTGTAGGCTTGATTGCAGTGGTAATTGCTAGTATAATTAACGTCTTTGTGGGTAGTACCGTAGCACAAATGGTAATTTCAGCAATTGCAATTATTGTATTCTTGGGACTTACTGCATACGATACACAAAAAATCCGTGAACAATTAATGGATTCTAAGGAGTCAACTGTTGCAGAAGTATCTGGAGCATTGACATTATACCTAGATTTTATTAATATATTCTTGTCGTTGTTACAACTTTTTGGCAATAAGAAAGATTAAATGAAGAATCAACTTTGGGTAGAAAAGTATAGGCCCGCTTCGGTAGACGAATATGTTTTTGTCGATGATCGTCAACGAGAGCAAGTCGCACAATGGATTAAAGACGGGTCTATACCCAATCTATTATTCAGCGGGGACCCTGGCACTGGTAAAACTACACTAGCTAAAGTTCTAATTAAAGAATTAGGTGTAGAAGATTATGATGTGATGGAAATCAACGCAAGTCGTGATAACGGCGTTGACTACATCAGGTTCAAAATTGAGGGCTTTGTGCAAACTATGCCTTTCGGTAAGTTCAAAGTGGTTTTGTTAGACGAGGCAGATTATCTGTCCCAGCCCGGTCAAGCTATCTTGCGTGGATTGATAGAATCATATTCTGACACCGCACGATTCATATTGACTTGTAATTATGACTACAAAATCATCCCTGCATTAAAATCTCGCTGTCATAATATGCATATTGCAAAAACTGATATGACAGAATTCACTGCAAGGGCGGCAACTGTATTAGTTAACGAGAATGTAGAATTTGATTTAGATACACTGGATAACTATATTCGTGCCACATACCCGGATTTGCGTAAATGTTTAAATCAACTTCAAGTTAACAGCAATACAGGTAAGTTGTTATCTGCACAAGCACAAGGTTCTAGTGAACATGAATTATTGTTAGAGGCAACACAATTGTTTAAAGCTGGAAAAATTCTTGAAGGAAGACAACAGTTAATGCAATATATCGCACTTTATCCTACACGAATTGAGGATACATATAGGTGGATGTACGACAATTTAGATTTGTGGGGCAAAGATCAGGAAAAGAAAGATGCAAGCATTATCATTATACGAAATGGTCTTGCGAATCTTCCATTAGTTGGAATCCCCGAAATTAGCATGGCAGCAACATTAGTGGAGTTAACAAGTTGAGATATTTACTTATTCAATTTCTTAGAAAGCCAGGCGGGCAGATTGATGAACAGGTTACTGTAGCTAAGAGAATAAAACCAGCGGACCTGCAAACATGTAATGTTATTTTAGATTATGGAACCAAACAACTTCAAAAATGTGTCATTGAAGGTAAAATTGTGGATACAACTTTTGAAAAAATGGATGCATATTACAAACAAGTTTATCCCAATCTTATCAGTCAATTAGAAAAAGAGGCTGTTATTACAGCCAATCATAAAGGGGCCTAAGCCCCTTTATTTAAGAATACATTTTCAAAATGTGTTCTATAATTCGATGACGCTGAATATCCCGCGTATCGAATTTGCATGACGCCATGCCCGGAATCACCTCCTTCCCTTTTTCTAGCCTACTTAGTAAGTCTAGGAGCCCATTCTCAGGCGTGCGTCTATCTGTCTGTTCTACATCGCCAGTAATGACAATCTTGCTACCGATTCCGATGCGTGTCATAATCATTTTTAACTGACTAGGAGTTGCGTTTTGAGCCTCGTCTAATACAACCCAACTGTTTTTAAAGTTTCGACCTCTACAGAAAGCTAATGGAGCAATTTCAATAATCTGATCCTCTAGCATTTGTGCGATTTCTTTGGTTGTATAGTATTCTCGCAAAACATCCAATAACGGCCTTGTCCATGGTTCCATTTTTTGATTGATATCACCAGGTAAGAAACCATGTTTTTCGTCGTCAACACCGACTGCAGGTCTAGTTAAAATGATCCTGTCGCATTCGCCGCTTTTCATTGCTTTGATGGCAGCTTGCATGGCCAAATACGTTTTCCCTGTCCCTGCTGGTCCCGAAACCACAACTATGTCTGTCTTATCATCAAGTAATGCTATGATATATTTTTCTTGATTAATGGATTTGGGGATGAGTTCTACGGGTTTGTGTACCCTTGACCTTTGCGTTGCTTGGTTAAAGTCGATAGTTTTATTCTCATTTGAATAGAATGTCTTGCTTTCCTTTTTATTGTGTGAAAAACGTGTGTCTGTACTACGTAATGCGCTAGTTTTTCTTTTGCTCAAGTTATTCTCCTTTGAAAGAGCATGAGTCCTCATACGACTCATTTTTATTTAAGGTAGTTAAAACCTTATATACTAGTATACTTTTAACGCAAACTTTTAGCATAAATATTAGGCTAACCCCAAAATTCTTCAAAAGTTGTATTCGTTGAGAAAAAGATAAATACAACTATGATTAAAACCGCCGACAGATTTTTTGATGACGTTGATTATGTCAGTATTATAGACACTGTAAAGGGTATCTTTACTAGTGACGGGTCTATGGCCGTTCTACTAGATTTTGAACGAGTATTAGACGAAGCAGATTTATATGCCTTCCGTAACTGGGAATTAGGAGAGTTGGTTCAGGGCCCCGTAGTAAAACGATACAGTGTAGGCTCCATGTTTATGTGGCCTTATAAATTGATGCCCGATCCTAGGGCATGCAAAAGATTAATACATTTAGGTTGTAAAATTTACTGGAAAAAAACGAAAATCAAGGTTCCGGTAGAAGTCCAAGATCCAGACGATTTCCAGCCCGGAACACGTTATCCGAAAATGAAACCTAAAACAGTTTGGTTGGTTTATATAGAAATGCCCAAAGAACTTATGGACGATATTCGTGAGGGATCTATTGATTTGGCAGGACAGAATATTGACTTGAATGAATTAGATGATTCATACGATGAAGATATGCAGAAAGAGGATAGTGACGGTACCGAACAAGGTGGAAATACTCAACAGTCTACACCTGATATGGGAGGTAACGTTGGAGATAATGAACAACTGCCGGCGATGTAATTATGACTAATATATTAAATGAAGGCCTAGACTATCACGACTTAGAGGGTATCGTTACACCAACGGTTACTGTTGATGAATACGCGGCTAAAATGGGCAAAGATAGCGAAATTGTTACGTTATCTTTCGTTGTTAATAATAAGCAAGCAGGATCAGATTTGAGTGACTGGTTTGAAAGAGGATATGATTTTGTACTAGATGCACAAGTTAGTGATGGTGAATTAAGTTCAGGAAAATATCTGGTATTTGTTGAGATGAATCGCAGAACAAGTGTTCCTGAAAGAATTATTAGACTTATAGATGACTTGGAAACATTAACTGACATCCCACTAAAAGATTGGACTATTGTAGTAGATGACGAAGAATATGAACCAGATGAGGAAGTGTTAAAACAAGTACTAACGTTATCACCACACCAATACCGCGAAACAGTAGAACCAGAAAAAGAAGAAGAATTAAACGAAATGCGTGAAAGAGCAGGCTTAGAAGTAAAATCACTTTATACAGATAAGCAAGATGCTGATATCAAAGCATTTAAATCAATGGCGGGGTTATAACATGGCAACAACAATATTAGCAAAAAAAGCTGGGGCAGAGACTCCAATTGCAACTGATGATGAACACCATCAAGTCTTAGCAGCAGATCCATCTATACAACAATTCCCACAAGGTAGTAGTTTTGGTGGATTCAGTTCACCGTCAAGTTCAAGTTTTGGAGGAACACAGATGAATAGTTTTCAATCTGCGGCAGTGAACAATTTTGCGAATACTCCGGGAACAAATCAACCTCAACCAAATCTTACACAAGCAGGTTCAAATGCAGCACAAGGTGCAGATGTATTAGTAGCACATGACAAAGATAGCACCGATTGGATTAATAAAAAATGGCGACCAGTTATGGGTTGGGTTTATATGTTAACATGTACTGTTGACTTTGTTTTATTTCCCATATTATGGTCTATATTACAAGCCCTAAGTAAAGGTAATGTCACAAGTCAATGGCAACCTCTAACCTTGCAAGGTGCAGGATTGTATCATATTGCAATGGGTGCCGTTCTTGGTATCGCAGCATATGGTCGTACCAAAGAAAAAATTGAGGGTAAATCTTAATTTGACTAAAAACACGTAAGGTGTTATACTCATTTAATGGATTACTATAAGACATTAGGGGTAGCTAAAACGGCTACTCCTGATGAAATCAAAAAAGCATATCGCAAACTAGCAAGTCAGCATCACCCGGATAAGGGTGGCGATACCGCTATGTTCCAAAAGATCGAAGAAGCATATCGTATTCTTTCAGACCCACAACAACGTCAACAATACGACAATCCAAATCCATTCGGACAACACCCATTTAATAATCAAGGTCCAGGATTCCCGGGCGGCTTCCATTTCAATTTTAATGGCGCTGATTTAAATGACATTTTTAGTCAGATGTTTAACCATCATCAGCAACGACACCCAAATTCTCCCCACACATATAGAACCGCAGTTTCTATTACTTTAGAACAAAGTTACATAGGCGGGTCTATGCCATTAAAATTACAAACCAATACACAAATGTATACTGTAAGTATTGACATACCCAAAGGAGTTTCAGATGGTGGTCAATTAAGATATGATAATCTCATACCCAATGCATCTTTAATTGTAGAATTTAGAGTGCAACCTCATTTAAAATTCGAACGCAAGGGTGTGGATTTATATTGTAATCAACAAATATCAGTGTTGGATTTGATTGTTGGAACCACATTTGAATTCACTACGATATCTGGAAAAACATTAGAAGTTAGGGTTCCTCCCAAAACTCAACCACACAAACAATTAAAAATAGCAGGAGAAGGTATGCCTATAAATGGCTCTACATTATACGGAGACCAAATCATATTGATTAAACCCTTCGTACCTGATAATATCAGTGACGAGATAACACAAAGTATTTTGCGTTCCAAATCCAAATAAATATTTTTTTTAATAAAGGAAGTTATGACTAATTCACCAGAAATTGAAAGCATTATCGAACAAGCCATTGTTTATGCTAAAGAACGCAAACACCAATACTGTACGGTAGAGCACTTATTGCTATCATTGATTACGCATACTCCATTCAAAAAATGTTTGGATAGCTTTGGTGCCGATAGTGATATGTTGATTCAGGAAGTTAGCGCATATTTAGATAGTCTACATGCTATCGAAATTAAAAACGTAACTGCCGACGAAGTTCAACCTCGCAAGACAAACAGCCTTGAGCGCACGATGAACCGTAGCATTACACAAGTATTGTTCACTGGTCGCCGTCAAGTCACAACTATCGATTTATATCTTAGCATTGCATCAGAGGGTAACAGTCATGCACATTATTTCTTGTTGAAATACGGAGTGAACAAACAAGAATTTGTCACGCATTGGCAAAAAACTTACAAAGGTGCTGAGTTTACTGCCAAGTTGTCTGAATCCCAAGCTGATGAAATTCTCGAAGAATATACCACAAATCTTACTGACCTCGCAAGGCAAGGCAAACTAGAACCGTTGATTGGTCGTAGTAAAGAACTTGATGATATTGTTAATGTTCTTGCTAAACGATTCAAAGCAAACGTTCTCATGGTTGGTGATCCGGGTGTTGGTAAAACTGCAATTGCAGAAGGTCTTGCAAATATGATTGTTGCAAATGAATGTCCTGAATTTATTCTCAATCATGAAGTTTATAGTCTTGAGGTCGGTGCATTGCTCGCAGGAAGTAAATATCGTGGCGACTTTGAAGAAAAAGTCAAGGCAGTATTAGAAGCACTTAACACCAAAAAGAAAGCAATTTTATTCATTGATGAAGCACACACCATGAGTGGTAGTGGTAACGGTAATGGTGGTAGTGTTGACTTCGCTAACATGATTAAGCCCGCGATTACTAAAGGCACACTAAAAGTTATCGCAAGCACAACATGGGAAGAATTCTACGAGAGTTTTGAAAAGGACCGCGCACTAATGCGTCGATTCTATCGTGTTGGCATCGATGAACCCAATAAAGAAACTACTATTCGTATTCTAACTGGTTTGTCACAGAGACTAAGCGAGTTTCATAATGTTGCCGTTTCAGAAGAAGCAATTACAGCAGCAGTGGATTTGGCTGATCGTTACATTCACGACCGTAAAAACCCAGATAAATCCATTGATTTGATTGATGCAGCATGTGCTAAACAGCGTGTACTAGACAATAAAGGTGCAATAATTAACAAAGAGTTAATTTATGAACAAGTGGAACGGTTCACAGGGGTACCTGCTGATAAACTTCAAGGTGATAACATGGATCGCATACAAACGCTTGAAGTTAACGTTAAAGGTAAACTTT